CGCGCCGAAGCCGCCGGTGGCCGCGTTCGACTCGGCGATGTAGCGAGCGCGTTACCCTGAGACTGCCGCGCCCGACGGACTCAATCCCCCGTGCGAGCCCGACGGGCGCGGCGCTGGTACGGCCCGTAGCTCAGACGGAAGAGGTACGTGTGCGGTAGGCGCTCCCGGCCGGAGCCAAGCCCGCTGAGATCGTCGGTCGCGGGTTCGAGTCCCGCCGGGCCGCACCATGAAAGCCCGGCCCCAATGCACGGGGCCGGGCTTTCGCACGCCCTGGCGATGGCGATCACGGACAGCCCGGCGTAACGTCAGCACTCTCAGCTACGAGGGGGGAACTCGTGGAGTCTCGGGACGAAACCGCCACGCGCGCACTGCACCGCCGCACACCGCCCGCAGGTGGGACACCGCCACGGCGCGGCGTCGCCGTACCGCTGTGGCTCGTCACCCTCATCGCCGTCCTCACGCTCGGCATCGGCTTCACCGCCGGATACCTCGCCCGCGGGAAGACCACCGATACCCCGCAGGCCGCACCCCAGCAGGCAGCCGGCGCGCCCGGTGCCGCTGTCACCGGCCAGCCCGTCCCCGCCGCGCCGCCGAAATCCGACAGGCACCCCGCCGTCGGGGGCGCCGTCGCGCTGAAGGGCCCGAACGGCGAGGACATCACCGCCACGCTGATCAAGTTCGACAACCCGGCCGTCGCCAACCACGCCGTCGCAGACGTGGGCAAGCACTTCGTCAGCGCCGAAATCCGCCTGGACAACCACGGCAGCGCGGCCTGGAACGGCAACGGCGCACCCACCGTCGGCGCCGGCGTCATCGACACCGCAGGGCAGCACTACGGGCCGATCCTGGCCAGTACCGCCAGCGGCCAGATGTTCACCTCGCACGTCGTCATCGAGCCGGGCGGCACGACCGAAGGCGTCATCACCTTCGAGATCGCGAACAGCGCGAAACCCGCCAGCGTCCAGATCGTCCTGGACGCCGGAAGCGGCCCGGTCGCGCAATGGCAGCTCAGCTGACATCCGAACACCGCTACGCCCACAGGACAAGCCCATGACACAGCGCCACGCCAGCCTCGACGCCTGGATGCACACCCTTCCGCCGGTGCCGAACATCCCGGGCGCCCGCGGACACTCCCGACGCGCGCACCACCATCGCCACCACCCCGTCGCAGGCGCCTTCGTCGGCATGCTGATGTTGTCCGCGTGGCTGCTCCTGCTCGAACTGTGGGCCCTGGAAGTCACGGCCTGGGCGGCGCTCTGGGCGTGCTACGGCTGCCGCTGGGCCTACCGGCGCAACCTCGTCGGCCGGGCCGTCGCCGTCTTCCGTGGCCGTCGTACCGTGTCTGCGTCGCACGACGCCTACCGCATGGCGCCGCTGCCGGCATCCCTCGCCGCGGACCCCTACGACACCGAGCGGTCACGCACCCGAAGTTGAGCCCGGATGCACAAGCGGCCCCGTCCTGCCGATAGGGACGGGGCCGCTCGCTTCATAGGAGCCGCGACGCCAGACTACACGCGCTGCTCCCGCGGCAGCTTCAACAGGCTCAGCAGCATCAGCACCAGCCCGGACCGGTGCGCAGGCGGCGGGGACGGCGATGTTGAGCTTTCAGTTCTCAACACTGGGGCGCTGGCGCGGCCAGCGTGGGCCGTGTTACGGACGGCCGCCGGGGACGGTGCGGGTATCGAGCCGGGCGGCGACGATGACGGGCTCGGCACCTGTTCGCACACCAGCGCGTTGTTCCCGTGGATCGTCTCCGGCGCGAGCGTATAGCCGGTCGGGCAGGCCGGCCCGGGGCTCCCGGCCGCGCCAGGTGCACCCGACGGGCCGGGAGGCCCAGGCGCCCCGGTCGCACCGTCGGCTCCCGGGGCACCGGACGCCCCGGTAGCACCCTGCGCGCCGCTCGGACCGGCGGGACCTGACGGCCCGCTGGGGCCCGGCACGCCCGACGCCCCCGAAGGGCCGGGCGGACCGGGCAGACCGGCGGGACCGACAGCGCCCTGAGCGCCCGGCGGACCGGCCTGGCCCTGTTCGATGATCTGCTGCGGAGGCGGCGGCAGCGGCTTGATGCCGTGCTCGGACAGCTGCGACTCCGCAGTGGACAGGCCCGAGGACAAGCTCCCGACCACTCGCGACTGCGCCGCCTGCTGGGAGCGCAGCCCGTCCAGCTGGTCCGACGCCGCCGACAACTCCACCATCATAAAGATCAGCACCGCGAGGAACCCGGCCGTCAGCAGCCCCAGCACCGCCGTCCACCAGTGACGCTGCGCCTTCGCCCATGCGATGGCCATTACTTGATCCCTCTCGTCAGGCCCACCACGCCGACGATTACAGCGGCCAGCGTGGCCAGTGCGGTGATCAGGCCAATGACCTTGGTCCAGGTGATCTCGGATCGCTTGTCCGGCTCCTCGCGGACTTCCTTGACCTCCTTCTTGACCTGGCCGATCTCGCGCTCGATCCGCTTCCGGTCCTCATCGGCGTCCTTCTTGTGCTGGTCAAGCTCCTTGCTGAGTGCGCGGTGCTCGGCGTCCCACAGCTTCACCGGCAGCATGTCCGAGGCCACCTGGGTTATGCGGTCGCCCAGCGTCCGATCCGCCTGCTCCAAACGGTCAATGGCCCGGCGGATCTCGCCCGGGGTCAGCGGGTCCTCAGCGGCCACGGGATGCCTCCAGCGGGGTACGGGCCGGGGGCTCGGTCAGCAGTGCGGCTAACCTTCCGGCTTGATCTGGACGCCGTCCGGTCGACCCGGCACCGACGGGTTGCTGACGGTGGCCGTCTGGCCGACGATGCCCTCAACGCCCTGCATCGGAGCACCGGCGGGAACGCCCGGATGCCACCGCGCCTCGGAGGCGCCACCCGGCGGGATCGTCGGCAGTCCCAGCCGCACCCGCAGCAGATCCCATGGCACCTGCGGCCACAGATTCGCCAACTGCGTCCACAGCGCCGCGGCCGCCAACGGCAGCAGAGTCTCCGAATCCAACCGCCCCAGGCCGCCATGCATCAGCGACAACACCACCGACCCCACGACCCCGGCCGCCAGCCGGCCCAGCTGCTTGGCCAGATGCGCCCGGCGAATCTGCGCCGCCACGTCCGCCTCGACATGCCGCAGCTCGGCGCCGAGCCGCCCCATCAGCACGCCCACGGCCGTCAGCCCTTCGCCAGGGTCACGGCCAGATGGCCGACGACCGCGGTCGCGATCTGGTCCGCGCTCGCGCCAGCCTGGAGCAACGGGGCGAGCGCAGCCGAGAGCGCCTTCACGTCGACCGCCGGCACGGCCAGCGCCTTCACCTGGGCCTCCAGGGCGCTCAGGCGGGAGATGACCGGGCCGTTCGGGTCGTTGACGGAGACCCACGCGCCGTGGGCGAGGTTCCCCAGCGGCACGTTGTGCATCACGCCGGTGGGCAGGTTCACGTCCTCCTTGCCGTAGGCATACACCGCTGCGGCGATGGCCTGAATATCCTCGGGCGTCACGATGTCTCCTGTGGTCGGGCCGCCCCACGCTCCGAGCGCGGCCAAGTCGATGATCTCGTTGACGTCCACCTGGACGCCGCCGACGGTGCGCTGCTCGCCGGTCTGCCGGGCCACGTCCTGCGGATCCCACACGCCGCCGGACCAGGCGACCGTCTGCCACGGGCGCATCCCGGCCGCCTCGGCAGCCCGCGCCAGCCGCAGACCCCCGTAGGCGTCGACTTCGGCCGCGCCGTCCACCGACGCCGCACCGCGCAGGAACGCCATCACGATCGAGGTCTCCGCCGCCGTCATGTCGAAGTCGGCCGAGTAGTAGATGCGGGCCGCAGCCGGAGCGCCCAGCGCATTCGCCTGCGCACGGGCCGACCGCGCCGCGGCGATGCCCGCCGCGTAGCCGCCGCGCATGAACGTCGCAGTCGTCTCGTAGTTCAGGACGATCGGGATCCCGGCGGCCAGCAACTCTCGAGACTCTGCCAGCTCGAGGTTTTTGGGCCAGCCGGGCTGCGAGAGGTAGCGGAAGACAACCGAGCAGCCGGCCGCCTTCAGCGCGGCCGGGTCGATGCGGTCGGTGTAGTCGAAACCGATCACGACACGCCCCTGTCTGCCGACTGACCTGACGCCGCCAGTGTCCCCAGGGGATCAAGCCCGCAGCCGCAGTTGAACCGGTGAAGACAGTAGAACCCGGGCCGCCCGACCACGGCCGCACCGGGAGAAGCACATGGCCAGCTGGGACGAATCCCTCCACGCCCGCGACGAACGCGGCCGCTTCAGCGCCGGATCCGCCGGCAAGAAAACCACCGGCGCCGAGAAAGCCGCCGGCAACGCAGCCCTGGCCGACTTCCATCCCCGCCGCTTCGCCAACAACACCGAAGCCACCGCCTACCTGCGCGCCAACACCACCAAACTCCCCGCGGCCCAGCGCGACGCCGTCAACCGCTACACCGGCGACACCTTCTTCGACACCAACAAGCACCTGCGCGCCGGCGACCACGCCGACCCCGAAGTCGCCCGCATCGACGCCGCCATGCGGCCACTTTCCGAAGACCTCGTCGTCACCCGCCACGTCCAGCCCGAAGCGTTCGGCCTCACCAACGCCACCCTCGGCCACGTCCAGAACCTCACCGGCCGCACCATCACCGACAAGGCCTTCGCCTCCACCGCCCTCGGGGACCCCTACGGCGGCGGCCTCGGTGGCGTCACCATGCACATCGCCGTCCCCAAGGGCACACCCGCGATCCTGGCCGCCGGGCTGTCCCGCAACCCCACCGAGCGCGAAGTACTCTTGGACCGCGGCCAGCCCATGGCCATCGCCAAAGTCGCCAAGAACAGCCGCGGAGGCTGGGACATGTGGCTCATCGCACTGCCCAAGGACGGCAAATGAGCGCGCTGACACCCCTGGCCAAGCAGCACGACGCCGTGTTCAGCCTCCTGAACGACGACGGCACCCAGGAGCCGATCCGGCCGCCGAAGAGCACGGGGCAGAAGCACGCCGACCGCGTGCTCGGCGTCAAGGGCATCTCCGGCAGCGGGCGTTGAACCCGTCGCGATACTGAGGTCAACGCCACAAGATCGGGACTGTGGCCAGGGAACTTAGGTTGTGGAACGCATGACCCAGATCCAGACATGGGCGCCACCTCGCTACACCAACGCGCACTTCGCCGAGGAGCAGCGCACCTGCTATGAGATGCGGCTGCGCGGAATGCCCCTGCGCGCCATCGCCGCCGCCACAGGCCTGTCCCTCACGACCGTCTGGCGCCGCATCGACTGCGAGATCACCGAAACCCTCGACCCGCTGCGCGCGAAAGTCCGCGAGCTGGAGATCGAGCGCCTGGACCGCATGCAACTGCTCGTCCTGGCCATCCTCGAGCGCGAGCACTACGTCATCTCCGACGGCCGCGTCGTCCACCGGACCGACGAACACGGCGAGAAGATCCCGCTTCAGGACTCCGGACCCGCGCTCGCCGCGATCGACAGACTCCTGAAGATCCAGGAACGGCGCGCCCGCCTGCTCGGCCTGGACGCCGCGATGAAGGTCGACGCCACCGTCACCGAGACCACGCAGCAGGACCTCGAACTCATCGACATGGTCAACGCGGCAAAGGCGAAGGCCGCCGCGGCCGAGGAGGAACTGAAGGCGCAGGCCGATGGGTGAGCACAGCCACCGCTGAGCCCACGCAAGCCGCGTTCGACCTCGACGCGTACCTGGCCGATCTCGACCCGGCGTCGCTGGCGGTGTCCGAGTGCCGCCGGCAGCTCACCAAGTTCGACCCGCTGCTGTTTGCGCTGCTGTATCTGCCGCACCACCTCAAGGACGACTTCGAGGACGCGCAGATCACCCTGTCCGAGTTCCACGTCGAGCTGGCCGCGGCCGCCAAGAGGTGGGCGCTCCCAACTCGGCGCCCCCGCGCCGATCGCGATGCCTACGTCTGCCCCCGCGAATCCGGCAAGACCACCTGGTTGTTCTTGATCCTGCCGCTGTGGGCAGCAGCGCACGGGCACAAGAAGTTCATCGCCGCGTTCGCCGACTCCGGCACACAGGCCGAGCTACACCTGCTGACGTTCAAGCGGGAGCTGGACGGCAACGAGGTGTTGCGTACCGACTTCCCCGACCTGTGTATCGCAGGCCGCCGGCCGTCCGGTGCCAACGAATCGGACACCAAGGCTCTGTTGGTGACCAAGTCCGGGTTCGTGTTCGGCGCCAAGGGCGTGGACGCCAAGACCCTCGGCATGAAGGTCGGCAAGCGGCGCCCCGACCTGCTGATCCTGGACGACATCGAACCCGACGAGAGCAACTACTCCGACTTCCAGAAGGACAAGCGCCTCGCCACGGTCACCAACGCGATCCTCCCGCTGAACATCCGCGCCCGCGTCGTCATCGCCGGCACCGTCACCATGCCCGGCTCGATCATCCACGACCTCGTGAAGACCGTTACCAGGCCCGGCGAGGAGCCCGCGGCGTGGGTCGGCGACGAGCAGATCCGCGTCCACTACTACCGGGCGATCGTCACCGACGAGGAGACCGGCGATCGCCGCAGTATGTGGCCGTCGAAGTGGCCGCTTCAGTTCCTGAAGGCGATTGAGCACACCCGCTCGTACAAGCTCAACTACGACAACGACCCGATGGGGCGCGACGGCGACTACTGGAACGCCGACGACATCGTTCGCGCCGAGCTGCCCGCGCTTACACACGAGCTGCTATCCATCGATCCGGCCGTCACCTCCAAGAAGAAGTCGGACTACACCGCCCTGGCCGTCATCGGCTATTCCGCGGCCTACCGGCGCTGCGTCGTCCGCTACGCCGTCGCCGTCAAGGTCGCGCCCGGAGAGCCGCTGCGCAAGAAGGTGATGGAGATCCTCACCGAGTTCCCGACCATCCGCGGCGTCGTCGTCGAGGTGAACCAGGGTGGCGATGTCTGGAAGGGCAGCGTCCTGACGAACCTGCCCGTACCGATCAAGACCGTCTCCCAGTCCGAGGCGAAGGAAGTTCGGGCCGCACGGCTGCTCGGTTACTACCAGCAGCGGCCGGTCCGGCTGAAGTCGGGCCAGGACCCAGCCGTCCCGGCCGGCCTGTCGATGCTGCCGCAGGTCGTGCACGAGACGCTGCTCCCTGCCGCCTTGGAGCAGCTCGTTGCGTTCCCCAAGGGCACCAACGACGACCTCGTCGATGCCATCGGCACCGGCGTGGATGTGTTCCTGAAGAGGAAGAAGCGCTCCGGCGGCGCGACGGTCGACCCGCTCTACGGCCACGAGGACGACGACGACACCTTCTGATGTGGACACCGTGAATACCGTGGCCGCAGGGATGATCTACACGTCGTCAGGAGCAAGGTGGCCACCTCGAACGCGTCCGTCGCCTCCATCTCCTACGGCGACGGCGCCGCCCCGCCTCCGTCGCAGGCGCCCGGCTCCGACCTGGAGCTGGCCATGGGCGAGCTTGCGCAGGCCATGGGCGCGTATCAGGCCGCCGAGGAGTACTACGACGGCACCCGCGCCGAGGTGTTCGCGACGGTCCGGCTGCGTCGCGCCATGGCCAGGACCGGGACGGCGTTCAAGTTCAACTTCGCGAAGAAGGCCGTGCAGGCCGTCGCCGAACGCCTGGAGATCGCCTCCGTCGACTCCACCACGCCCGGCGCGAAAGCCCTGATCGACGACCTGTGGAAGGACAACAAGCTGGCCCGCCAGTCCAAGCAGATCATGCGCAGGGCCAGCGAGTACGGCGACGCCTACGTGATCGTGTGGCCCTCGGCGGACACCGACTGGGACGGCGTCGGCATCAAGAACGTCGATGTGTTCTACAACAGCCCGATGTCGGTGCGGCTCTTCTACGACGCCGAGAACCCGCAGGTGAAGGCGTTCGCCATCAAGCAGTGGGTGCTGGCCGCGCAGAAGAAGGTCCGCGTCGACCTGTACTACCCGGACCGGATCGAGAAGTACGTTTCCAAGGCCGGGGTGCTGCACCCCAAAGCCGAGGACATGGTGCCGTTCTACGACACCGCCGACGACGTCGATCCGCAGGATGTCGACGCGGGCCCCGGCTGGCCGCGCCCGAACCCGTTCGGCGAGATCCCCGTCTTCCACTTCCGCAACGACGACCCCTACGGCTGCCCCGAGCACGAGGGCTTCTACGGCACCCAGGACTCGCTGCGCAAGCTGGTCCTGTCCCACATGGCCGGCGTGGACTACCAGGCTTTCCCGCAGCGCTACGCCCTTGCCGATGGCACCGCCGACTCCTCCGAGCTCGCCGCCGGGGACGAGGACCTGTTCCAGTACGCCCTGGACACCGGGGCCACCTCCCGCGTCGGCGACCCGCAGTCGCAGCTGTCCGCCGACCCCGGGTCGGTGTGGTGGCTTCAGGGCGTGAAGGGCGTCGGCCAGTTCGACCCGGCCGACCCCGCGACGTTCACCGACCCGATGACGCTGTACCTGCGCTTCGGCGCGCTGATCACGGACACGCCGCTGTCGAGGCTGGACCCGACCGGCGCGGTGGAATCCGGGGAGTCCCGGCGGGCCGCGAACGAGCCGTTCACGAAGAAGATCGAGGACCGGCAGGAGTCCTACGGCGACACCTGGTGCGAGATGGTCGTATTCGCGCTGAAGGTGCTGGACATCGATGACGCCGAGGTCACCGTCCGCTGGAAGTCCGCCGGCGCCATCGACGACCAGGCCGGCTGGGAGACACTGCTGGCCAAACTCAACGCCGGGCTGCCCGACAAGCAGGCGTTCATGGAGGCCGGCTACACCCAGGACCAGGTCGACGAGTGGTTCGGTGACGGCGATGACCTCCAGCTCGGCACCGGCATCCTCGTGAAGATCGGAACCGCCCTTGGCTCTCTCGCGCCTGCCGTTGCCGCCGGAGTCATTGACGACCAGCAGATTCAGCGCCTCATCGTTGCGCTGCTCGGCGACATCATGGGACCGCCCGCGTTGCCGCCGGAGCCTGCGCCGCTGCCGACGATTCCGCCTCAGGCCGCGCTTCCAGCCGGAATGCCGACGCCTCAGGACGGCCCGTACTGGGCGCAGCCGCCGGGCGCCCCGGCCGCCGAGGGCGGCGCCAATGACCGTACAGACCGCTGATACCGCACCGGCGCCGCAGTCCGCAGCGATACAGGCCGCTCTGGCACAGCAGGCGCTGCGTGCCGCCGAGCTCCTGATCCTCGAACGCGCCGCCGTCAAAGCCGTCACCTGGCCGCTGCGCCTGCAGCTGGTGGCCGTGCAGCGTGCCGCCGTGAAGGCCTGGATCGGCACCTTCGGCAGTACAACCGCGCCCGGTGACCCGATCCGCGCTGCGGCGATCGTCACGGACCTGCGCGGGCGCCTCGCCCGCATCGACACCTCCTCGGCCATCGCGCTCGGCGGCTACACCGACCGCGCCCTGAACCTCGGCGCCGGCCAGGCCATCCGCGCGACCGGCGCCGCTCTGACAGTTGACGATGTCGCGCCTGTTGTTGACGATGCGACGGCCCGCATTGCCGCGGGTCTCGAACAAGCCGTGCGGGACCAGCTCGGCAGCGCCGAGAACGCCCTAGGGCAGGCTGGAACGGGCAGTTTCGCCGACGTCGATGCCGCTCTGGGCAAAGCCCGGCGGGCCACCGCCGCCGCCGAGCGCGACACCACTACCGCGATCCAGGGCGGTGCGAACGCGGGCCGCGCCGCCGTCGCCGAAGCACTGGGCGCCGACATGCTTTGGCTGGCCGAGCCGGATGCGTGCGTCACCTGCCAAGGGTTCGCCGGGCGCATCGCAGCGGCCGGACAGCCATTCGACATCGCGTTTGCCTCCATCTTCACCGACAAGCCGCACCTGTGGCCCGCGGGTCCTGTCGAACATCCGCCGGCTCATCCTTCGTGCCGGTGTGAGTGCGTGGTGTGGCTGGGCGTCGCACCGGGCGCGACCGGCCCGTCGCTGCCCGAGGCGCTCCAGCGCGAAGCGCAGCGCTCGATCCTCAAGGGCTGGTCGCTGCCGTCCGAATCCGGCGCCGAACGGATCCGCGCCGCCCGCAAGGCGCTGGCCCGCAACCCGGCTGCGCCCGCATCGGTGAAGGCCTACAGCCGCCGCGCCGTGACCGCCGGACGGTTCCCCACCCGCACTGTGCCGCACTACAGCAGGCCCGCGGCCAAGACCAAGCCCTGAATACCACCAAGAAGAGAAAGGCACGCGCATGGCGCTCGGGACCACCAGGCCGTGGACGGTCATCGGCCACCGCAACGACGGAAGCCCCATCCACCTGTTCGCCGGCGGGGCGTCGGATGATGACGACGGCGACACCGGCATCGACCTCGAAGGCGACGGCGTCCCCGCTGGGCGCGCTGCCGACGAGGACGACGAGGAGCCGGATGACCTCGAAGAGGAGAAGCCGAAGCCCGCGGCGAAGGTCGTCACCCAGGCCGATCTGGACCGGGCCCTGGGTGCGCTGGAGAAGGAGCGCACGGCGGCCAAGGAGGCCCGCGGGAAGGTCCGCGACCTCACCGCCCAGCTGCGGGCCGCGCAGAAGGGCACCGCGCCGTCGGCCGCAGGCGACGAGGCCGCAGCGAAGGCCGTCGAGGACGCGGTCGCCGCCGCCGAGAGCCGCTTCAAGCCGATGGTCGTCAACGAGGCTGCCAGAGCCGCGCTGTTCGCTGCGGGCCTGAGCCCGGACACCGGCACAGCCACCCTGAAGAAGCTCCTGAAGATGATCGACATGGCGGACGTGGACGTCGACGAGGACGGCGTGTCCGGCCTGGAGGATCAGATCGACCAGATCAAGGACGCGATCCCGGCGCTGTTCGCCAAGCCCGAGCCGGAGCCGCCCGTGCAGAAGGTCCGCGCCCCACGGATCGACGCCGCCGGGCGTAAGAACGAGCAGCCGAAGCCGAAGTCCGCCGCGGAGCAGCATGCTGCCGCGGCCCTGGGCAATCGAAGCTGAGCCCGGACGCCGCGCGGACTGACTAACGCCAGCCGCGCGGCGTATCTTCCGATCAAAGTCCGCGATGCGCGTGAGGCGCCGCGGATGCACGAAACCGGTGACCGGTCTAGTTCATCGGCCCGCGTGCCCGTGATGGGGCGCAGGTGACACCCAGCCCACCCATCACAGACAAGGCACCCGGCGTGTCCCCTCTCCGCAACCGCACCCTGTTCGATCCCCGCGTCCCGGACCACGACCCGGGCGACGTCATCGGCTTCCGCCGCGACGGCTCGCCGATCCTCCTGGCGGCCGGTGGCGCCCGCGACAACTTCGACCACTGGATCCCGGAGGAGTTCGGGTCCGACGTCATCCAGAAGGTCATGCAGATCTCCGCGGTCGAGTCCTTCGCCCAGCGGATCCCGATGAAGACCCAGACCCGGTCCACGCCGCGGTCCGGCGGCGTCGGCGTCGACATCATCGCCAAGGGCGGTACCTACGGCGAGGACGTCACCGTCAACGACGAGGTCGTGCTGGCGGTCCAGAAGTTCGGCAAGGCCATCCGCGTCGCCGAGGAGGACATCGACGACTCCCTGGCCGACATCCTCGCCACGAAGATGACGGACTGGGGCACCGCCTACGCCAAGGGCCTGGACAACGCCTGTCTGGCCGTCACCGCCGCGAAGGCCACTTCGGGCTGCGCCTTCGACTCGGTGTACTACGCGCTGACGCAGACCGACTCGAACACCGGCTACACCGCCAACACCAACCTCACCCAGACCGGTACCGGCGGCACCACCTACGACCTGCTGTCCACGGTGGCCGGCAACGTCGAGTCCGGCGACTACTGGGACGAGGCCAGCGCCCTGTGGATCTGCCACCCGAACTTCAAGAAGAAGCTGCGCGGCATCAAGGACGGCAACGGCCGTCCGATCTTCAACGAGTCGTCCAACGGCACCGCGGGCGGCGCGCAGAACGTCCCGGACTACATCATGGGCTACCCGGTGAAGTGGTCCCTGGGCGCGAAGACGTCGGCGGCGCCGACGGCCAAGCCGACCGGCAACCCGCTGGCGATGCTCACTGTCCCGAGCTACCTGCTGCTGGGCATCCGCTCCGGCCCGGAGTCGGTGTACATCGACGGCCGCAACGGCCTCTCGGCCCTGACCGACGAGTCGATCCTCAAGATGCGCGCCCGCCGCGGTTTCGCCCTCGGCGTCGAGCAATCGGTCGCGATCTTGGAGGACAACTCCGGTAGCTGACCGGCACCCGAGCGCCGGTCACGACGGGCGCCCAGGATCCCGAGCCTGCGCGCCCGTCACCCGCGGACCACTACGGAGACCCCATGGCCAAGGCCACCAGCACCATCGACGACATCGACACCTCACCGGAGCTGCCGCAGCTCCCGGTCGAGAGCGCACGCGTGCAGCACCCGGCTCTCGACGGCGACGTCCAGGGCGAGATCGACCACCGCACCGCCGACCCGAGCGACGAGCCGGGCCGGTTCCGCAAGGTGTTCCACCTCGGCGGCCTCGGCTTCGGACGCCACGACCACCCGGCGCATTTGGCGAACGCGGCCGAGGTGCTGGGCGACGCGATCCGCCGCGGCCTGCACCCCAAGGGCGATGTGCACCTGGTTGACGCTGTCGAGCACGACGAGCCCCGGTCGCAGCGCACAGCCCTGACGTATGAGGTCGACGTCGTTCCGGCGGTCGTCGACACCGATGCGGCCTCGACGCTCACGCCGAACGACGTCGCACTGGCCGCCGCGGCCGCGCGCAAGGAGGGCTGAGGGATGGCGGCCAAGGCATCCAGGGGTGGCGGCGGTTCGAAGTCGAGGGCGTCGAAGCTTCCCGCGGCGGCCAACGCGAAGCGGAACACGAAGGGCGGCCGGGCGAAGATGTCGGACTCCAGCTTCGCGCTGCCCGGCAAGCAGTACCGCATCGACGACGCCGCTCATGCCCGAAATGCCCTTTCTCGGGTGGCGCAGAACGGCACGCCGGCGCAGAAGGCGGCGGTCCAGAAGGCCGTCGCGAAGAAGTACCCGTCGATCAACGTCACCGGCCTGAAGAGCAAGAAGAGCTGACATGGCCACCGCATCCTGGGCCCAGGCCGCCGACGTCGCCGCACTCACCGGCACGACGGTGACGGACGCCCAGGTGACGCAGGCCCAGGCGATCATCGACATGTTCTCGGCCCGCACTTACGATGCGCTGCCGCGGATCGGCGCCCGGGACGTGTACTGGCTGAAGCTCGCGGTCGTCTACCAGGCCCGGTGGATGCTCGACCAGCCGGACATGTTCTCCCGCCTGGACTTCGCGACCATCACCATGGGCTCGCGGCCCGTGCAGCTGAAGGATGACTCGCTGCGCCTGGCGCCGCTGGCCGCGAAGGCCCTGAAGCGCTGTTCGTGGCTGCGGTCGCGGTCGCTTCACATCAGGTCGCCGTTCACAGACGGTCTGACTCCGATCAGCTCCGACCCCGATAGCGCCGGTAACGACGCATATGAGATGTGGGGTCCGATCTAGGTGTATGCCGTCGCCACGTGCACTGTGTCCGTTCTGCGCGGCACGTCCATCGATCCCGTCTACGGCGACGCCACGGCCACCATGACCGTGATCGCCAGCGGGATTCCGGCCTCGATCGTCGAGCAGCCACAGACGAAGGTCACCACGCCCGGCAACCCGACGCCGCGCATCACCCGCGTTTACGACGGCCTCATCGGCTCGAACGTCGATGTCACCGACCACGACCGGCTCAAGGACGAGCGCACCGGCCAGATCTACGTGATCGTCTCCGTCAGCCAGCAGGCGCTGCCCGGCATCACCTCCGACCAGTCGCTCGAACTGCGCAGGGCCACCTGATGGCGCGCGTGGAGATGGTCGCGGGCTGGACGGCGCAGCTGCGGCCTGCGATCAGGGACCTGCTGGAGAACCGTCTCGGCCCTGCGATCGCCGACGACGCCCGCGCCGCGTGCCCGGTCGACACCGGGAAGCTCAAGGGCTCGATCCACGTGGTGATGCGCGAAGACGGCATGGCCGTGCAGATCCACGCCGACGCCAAAGCCGAGGACCGCAACGGCGGCGACCTCGACTACACCTACGCCGGCTACGTCGAGGAAGGCACCCGGCACATGGCGCCTCAGCCCTATCTGCGACCCAGCCTGTGGCGGAGGCGCTCATGACCGGCTGGCACTTCCACCCGAAGGTCCGCTCCGGGCAGGAGCTGACGCGCGGCGAGCGGGCCGCGGACCGGATGCGGAACGGACTCGGATCCTGGGCCTTCGTGTTCGGGTCCCTGGCGTTCCTGGCCGTCTGGATGACCGCGAACGCGCTCCTGGCGGCGCACGGGGGCGCGTTCGACCGGTACCCGTTCATCCTGCTGAACCTGGTCCTGTCGTGCGTCGCGGCGCTTCAGGGGGCGATCCTGCTGATCGCGGCCAAGCGATCTGACCAGGTGTCCTCCGAGCTGGCGCAGCACGACTACGAGGCGGACTGCGCCTCCCAGGAGATGCTCGCGACCCTCACGGCGGAGTTCGCGGCGCTGCGTATGCAGCACGCCGAGCAGAGCAAGCAGCTCGCCACGCTCATCGCGGCCGTGGGCCTTCCTGTGTCCGCGGTCGAGGTGGGCGGCGAGCGCGGCCCGGAGCTGATGGACATGGCGCCGGATGCAGCCGTGCAGCCCCCAGCCCCCCGTGCCTCACGGCGCCGTGCGACTGGCGGTGGCAAGACGTGACGACTCTCCAGCACGCCACCACCGACCTCGTCGCGGTCGCCTGGCTCGGCTCGCTGCCCGGCTTCTCCCCGGCGATGGTCGGGTCGATCCTGCCGCGGCCCGATGCGGACGGCACGATCGGGTGGGCGTCGACCGGATTCGTGCAGGCCACCTCCGGCGTCGGCGGCACGCCGGAGATGTACGTGCCGCTGGCCTCCCCGGTCATCCAGATTGACTGCTGGGCCGCGCAGTCCGGATCGGACCTGCCGCCGTACGCCAAGGCCAACGCCCTGGCCGAGGCGATCCGCTGGGCGTGCCTGGAGGAGTCCAACTTCCAGGGTGCGCTGACGCTGCGCGCCGGCTACGCCCAGGCCCGGGTGAAGTCGGCGTACCTCTTGACCGAGCCGCGGCGGGTGTACGGCGACGAGGCCGACTACGGCCGGTACCTGATCAACCTGGCGATGCACTGGACGGAGGTGACCGTCCCGTGAAGCGCTACGCCGTCGTCGGACCGTCCTCGGGCGAGCTGCTGTCTCTGGGCGGCCGGATCCTCGTCCATCCGGACCGGGCCGAGTTGGAGTGGCTGCTCGTCGACCAGCGCGTCGTCGAGGTCCCGGCGCACGTCCCGGCCGAGCAGACGATGCCATGGTCGCGGCACCCGCAGATGGCGGCCGTGCGGTTCCCCCTGGCGAAGGAGGACTTCCGATGATCGTGCGCACCACGATGCGGCCCGGCATCCCGATCGAGGTCGACGCCGCCGAGTACACCGACCTGTCGCGGCTGGGACTGCTCGTGGTCGAGCCTCAGGCACCTGTCGCCGTCGCCGCAACGCCCGTAGTTCCCGTCCCGCCGGCCGGTCCCGACAACCAGGAGAACACAGCATGAGCGTCACCACCACGAACTTGGTTCAAGGGCCGGGAAAGCTGTACACCGGCGCCTTCGGCGCGACCGAGCCCGCCGACTCTGCGGTGAACACGGCCCCGGCCGCGTCGGCGTGGACCGACGCCGGCGGCACCATGGGCGGCCTGACCGTCGAGGTGAACCAGACCTACTCCGAGCTCGACGTGGACCAGATCGTCGACTCGGTCGGCCGCCGGCTGACCAAGCGGGAGATGACGGTCACGACGTCGCTGGCTGAGCCCACGCTGGCGAACCTGGTGCTGATCCTCAACGGCGGCACGCAGGCCTCCGGCGCGGGCTATGCCTCCTACGACCCGCTGATCACGAACTCCGCGACGCAGCCGAACTACATCGCGCTGATCGTGGACGGCTTGGCACCGGGCGGCGCGTTCAACAGGCGCGCGGTCGTTCGCAAATGCCTGTCCACCGCGAAGACCGACTTCCTGTACGCCAAGGACAAGCAGAACGTCCTCGCCGTCACCTGGAACGCGCACTACGTCTCCAGCTCGATCACTCCTTATCGCTGGATCGACCAGACCTCCTGATCCGCTCCGTCTACAACGCCGGGCGCGGATGCAGACGCAGACGCGCCCGGGTCTCGGGAAGGCACGACATGGCAGCAACCACGGCGGGGACCCGCAAGCCCCCGGCGAAGAAGAAGGCCGCTGCGGCTCCGCGCCGCACGGCGACAGCAGCGGTGCCCTCAGCGTCGGTTCCGGAGGATGTCGAGGCTCGGGCCTCGGTCGTCCTGGATCCGGACCGCGAGGTGGCACCGCCCGACATGTTCCCGATCTTCGCGATCGGCGACACCCGGTACTACGCCCCGATCAATCCGCGCGCGTCCGTCGAGCTGAAGTTCCTGTGGATGGTGCGCCACGAGGGCGAGGCACAGGCGAACGCGTTCCTACTCGAAGAGCTCGTCGGCCCCGACGGCTTCATGGCGCTGATGAACTACGACGCCCTCACCCCCGGCGATCTGGAGCGGATCTTCGCGGCGCTGCGTGAGGCCGTGGAAGGGGCCGCAACCAGGGGCCCAAAAGGTGGGCTGCGGACCATCTAGAAGCCTACGGGTGGGTCCTTGACCACCTCGGGGACATCGCCTCGGACCTGTCGGCATGGCACCGGGTCGACGACATGTGGTCGATGCCCGCCGCGCAGTTCCTGCTCCTGGCGCCGCGCTTGGAGGCCTACGCGGGGGCGGTGGCCGCACGGATGAACGCACAGCGACAGCAAGAACGACCGGAGCCGACGGGAGGACAGGGCCACATGCCGCAACAGCAGTACGCACTCCCTGCGGCCCCCGGCGCGCGGGTGATCGGGGCCACGGCCGCCGAGATCGGCATGTCCGACATCGGCGACCTCTTCTCGCACGGGACGTCCGGTGGCTGAGGACTTGAAGGTCGGTTCGGCCTACGTCGAGCTCGTCGCGGACGACTCCGGGCTGGCCGAGGACGTCCGAGCGAAGGTCGAGGCCGCGACTGCCGGCGTGTCGGCCCCGGTGCACCTGGAGATCAACGACGAGGGGTTCCGGGAGAAGGTCCGGGCCGAGGCCGAGGCGGCGTCCGCGCAGACGAAGCTGAAGCTGGAGATCGACCCGGGGCATCTGCGCGCCGAGATCGAGGCGGCCACGGCCGGCGCTCGCGCTGGCGAGGAAGCGGTCAAGATTCCCCTGGAGCCGGACGACACCGGTCTGCAGGAGAAGGTCAGCCGCAAGACCAAGGCCGTCAAGCCGGAGCCGGTGAAGGTACCGGTCGAGGCCGAGACGGAGGACTTCGAGACCCAGTTCCGCTCGGCGATGGCCGAGGCGGACAAGGCCGGCGACGACGCGGCGTCGAGCCTTCGCCAGTCGTTCTCCTCGATGGAGTCCGGGTCACGGTCGCTGCGGGCCGCGATGGCGGATCTGGAACCGGCGGCCGAGAATGCCGGGAGCGCCCTGGCCGATACCGGCAACAAGGCCGGCAGCGCCGGCAGCGGCGCGTCGTCCGGCGGCCAGGGTTTCATGGGCCTGTCGGGCATGATGTGGACGGCGGTCGCGGCCGGGTCTGCACTCGCTCCGGTGCTGGCCGCGCTGCCGGCGCTACTTGCCGGCGCGGGGTCGGCGGTCGGGACGCTGGGCTTGGGCTTCTCCGGTGTCATCAAGACCCTGCACGACTACTCGGCGGCGAGCGCTGGCGCGGGCCAGTCGGCGGCGCAGCAGGCGCAGACGGCGTTCTCCAACGCCCTGGCGATCCAGTCGGCGGAGAAGGCCATCGCGGACGCCAAGCGGCAGGCGGCGGATGCGGCGATCCAGTCGGCGAACGCGATCATCTCGGCGGATCAGCAGGTGGCCTCGGCCGAGCACGCCGCGGCCCAGGCGGCCCAGGCGCTTGCGCAGGCCAAGGCGGATGCGGCGAACCAGATCGCCGATGTGAACAACTCCGCGGCCGACGCGGCGAACGGCGTGACGGATGCGCAGCTGGCCGCGCAGGCGGCGCAGCAGAACTACACCGCGGTCATGGCCAACTCGCTGGCGCCCCTGCTGGCCAAGCAGCAGGCCGCGCAGCAGTTGAAGGATGCCGAGCAGGCCGTGACGGATGCGACGCAGCGGTCGAAGGAGGCCACTGAGGCCGCGACCAAGGCCAACGCCGAGGGCGCGAACGGGCTGCCGTCGGTGGTGAACGCCCAGTACTCCTACGAGCAGGCCGTGCAGGGCGTCGCCAACGCCCTGCGGAACCAGGCCAACGTCCAGCGCTCGACGGCCGAGCAGGCGCAGCAATCGATCGCCGCGGTGCGCCAGGCCGAGGAGAACCTGTCGAACACCTACAAGCAGCAGGCCCTGGCCGCGGCCGCAGCAGCATCGGCCGGCGGCGGGATGAACGCCTTCGCTGCGGACATGGCCAAGCTGGCGCCGGCCGGGCGGGAGCTGGTGAACCAGCTGATCTCGATGAAGTCGGGCTTCCACGAACTGTCGGTCACCGCGCAGACGACGATGCTGCCCGGGTTCACGCAGATGCTGCGGGACATCGCGCCGATGCTGGGCCCGTTCAACACCGCGGTCGGCCAGATGGGCACGGTGATCGGCGGCCTGGCCAGGCAGTTCGGCGGCCTGTTCAGCGACCCGGCGTTCCGGGGCGCGCTGATCACCGTGCTCCAGGAGGGCACCGGGCTGGTGCAGCAGCTCGGCTCGGGGTTCGTGCAGATGTTCTCCGGCATCGTGCAGGCGGCTGCGGCGGCCGGCCCGATCGTGGCCGGACTCGGACAGGGTTTCCACGACCTGATGGCCTCCGGGATCCCGGCGTTCTTCTCCGGGCTGACCGTGAACGCCGGTGGCGCGGGCCAGTCGATCTCGGGGCTCCTGGGGATCGTATCGGGGCTGCTGGGGCCGATCGGCACGCTCGCGGGTGCCTTCTCCGGCGCCCTGGGACCGGCCCTGGTCACCCTCGCGCCGGCGGTTGCGCAGATCGCGACGTCCCTGGTGCAGGGCCTGCTGCCGGTGATGGGCCCGCTGTCCGACGGCCTGAAGTCCGTGGCGACGTTCATCGCGAACAACACCGCGGTGCTGACGCCGCTGATCGGCATCGTCCTGGGCGCCGTGGCGGCGACCAGGGCGTACAACACGGTCGTGGGCCTGGGCAAGACCCTCATGGACGCCTACCGGGGGGCGATAAAACTGTTCACCGCCGAGAGCCTGATCGCGCAGACGGCGACGAAGGCGTGGACGATCCTTCAGGGCGCGTTCAACCTCATCATGGACGCGAACCCGATCTTCCTGGTGGTGGCGGCTATCGCCGGGCTGGCCGCGGGCATCGTGTACGCCTGGACCCACTTCTCCGGGTTCCGCGACTTCCTCAAGGAGCTGTGGGCCGACATCAGGTCGATCTTCTCGGTGTTCCTGACCTTCGTCGAGGGCTGGTGGTCGAACCTGATGTCGGGCTTCACCGCCGGCGCGGCCATGATCGGCACGATCTGGAACGGCATCAAGGCCGGGACAAAGGCGGCCTGGGACCTGGTGAAGTCCTATGTGATCGAGCCGATCCGCGAGGCCTGGTCGGTCGCGTCGGGGATCCTCGACACGATGGTCAACACGGTGACCGGCCTGCCGGGCAAGTTCGTTGCCACCGGTGCGCACCTGTGGGATTGGCTCGGCGCCGGCCTGAAGTGGGCCGTCAACGGCGTCATCAAGGGGATCAACGTCCTTATCGACGGGATCAACTCCATGACCTCGGGCGCCTCCGATGCCTGGACGTGGGCGGGCGTCCCGCCGATTCCGCCGATCGATAAGATCCAGCTCCTGGCCGAGGGCGGTATCGCGGTCCGCCCCGGCTGGGCCGTCGTCGGCGACAAGGGCCCCGAACTGCTCAACATGAACGCCGGCGCCGCGGTTGTCCCGCTGGACGACCGGACCCGCGCCGCAGCGCTCGGCCCGGACGGCGGCCGCGCGGGCAACAGCGGCGGCATCCACGTCCATGGAGACATCCACGTCAGCGTGTCCGCGATGTACGACTTCACCAACCCCAACGCCATGAGCGCCACCTCCCGGAAGGCCGCCGTGCAGATCCGCGACGCCCTGCGCCAGGTCGAGCAGGCCTACACATGACCGGCTTCGGCACGATCTCCGTCGGCCGCGTGGCGCTGGTCGAGTTCCCCGCGACTCCCGCCAGCTCCGCCAGCCAGCCCGCATCCTCCGGGCAGGCCCCGCGCACTCTCACCCTGGCCGGCCAGGAATCGCTGCCCGCCGCCGCGACCACCTCCCTGGCCGCGCTCCAGGCCAAGCACGCCGACATCCTCGGCCTGACCGGCGCATTCGTGCCGGTGACGTTCACCGACAAGACCGACCTGAACGGCTACTACAGCGTCGCCTCCGCGAACGCCGATGCGATCAACTGGAACGGCGAGACCGCCACCGCGACGTGGACTATGAGCCTGGCGCGGGCCGGGACCGACACCGAAGTCGATGTCGAGTCGCGGCTGACCGGCGGCATACGGAACAACAGCTTCTCGGCCACCGGATCCCGCTGGCACGCACCGCCCATCGGCCACGACTCCTACTGGTCCGGGACCGGATCCACGCCGAGCACCGTGGTCCGCACCGGCTCCGACGGCGCCATGACCGTCTATCTGGGGCTGCCCACGCCGTGCATCCCCCGCTACGACTGCCCGGTCGGGAGCTACCTGAACGGGCGCTGCCGGTTCACCGACACCAACGGTTTCGAACGCTCCGGCATCATGTTCGGCACGACCGTCACCGGCTGGACGCTGCACAACGGGCTGGTGCGCGTCCAGCCGATCGCCTCATCCGGGATCTTGTCGATCGACGCCTACACCGGCGGGGCGTGGCAGACGAAGAACTGGGACGTGCAGCTCGGCGGCGTCAGCCTCGGCGCCCCGAAGACCGTCAGCCTGCTGCGCAACGAGCCGGAGATCATCGTGCTGCGGCTGCTGTGGTCGCGCAGCCCCGGCCGGGTCACCGCCGACGTCACGCTGCGCCGCGGCTCCCGCTTCGCCGAGCTGTACATCCAGGCCGAAGTCGCCGCGACGCTGAAAGTCGTGCGCGGCACTACCGAGACCGGCGCGTCCGGTGGGGGCGGCGCGTACGTCACCGCGAACGCCAACGACGGCGCGGGCAACCGGTACATCGTCGGCTCGGCGCTGACCAACACCGCCGACACCACCAACGGCGGCATCTCCCTCGCGGCGACCACCACCCTGGACGCGTTCGTCGGTGTCGTCGCCGCAGGGTCCGGCGCCGTCGCGGGGGACCTCGCGGCCGACCTGTTCAGCCAGTACTGCAGCGCCCCCGCCGAATTGGTGCAGGCCGTACGCCGATGACCAGACTGCCGACGCACGCGATGGGAGGTGAGTGAGCTGCCGATCACCAGTACTTTGATGGCGAACGGCTCCTGGTCGGTGCAGCTGTCGCCGGATCTGCCCTCGGAGCTGAAGGACCACCTGGCCGGCGGCTTCTTCGGGCACGTCGCCATCGCCACCGGCCGCCAGGACCCGCGGGTGGCCGGCGATTCGCTGCTCACCTCGGCCCGCTACGTCGGCGTGGTCAACGGCGTCAACTTCAAGACCCTGGCCGGGCCGGTGCTGTCCGGGGAGGGCATGTCGCTGTGGCTGGCCTCGGCCGCGGGCGTCGGCGACGTCTTGGAGACGCCGCTGCTGTTCACCGCCGCCGGTGCCGGGACCGTTGTGGCCGCGCTGCTGCCATCCTCGGTGCACTCCGGCACGATCCACTCCATCGGCGCGGCCACCTACACCGGGGCGTTCGTGTGGAAGAACCGGCGCGACGCGCTCACCTCCTTCTGCCAGCAGATGTCCACCGGCTCCGGCCCGACGCAGGCCGTGGAGTGGCGCGTCAACGGCAACGCCACCCTGGACTTCGGGCACGTGTCCGATCTGTACGTGACGTCCCCGACCACGGCGATCGTGGCCAAGGACGCCGGCGTCGACATGAACCTGCGCGGGCTGCCGGGCGTGACGCAGCTCGCCGAGGACACCAAGGACTTCACCTCCCGGGTCGTGGTGCTGGCCGGCGGCAGCGGCGCGTCGACCGCCGTGGGCGTGGCGAACCTCGCGGACATCGGCGCCACGAACCCCTACACGGACCTGTTCGGCGCCGCGGTGAAGATGACCCGGATGGTCTCGGCCAGCTCGGTCAGCTCCCTGAACGCCACCGCCTCCGCGCAGATCGCCCTGGAGCCGTACGCGACGCCGCGGGACCAGCTGCAGCTGTCGTCCTCCGAATACGACATCGGCGGGGAGCTGGCCGTCGGCGACTACACCTACGTGTACGACCCGGACGCCGGGATGGTCGACACCAACAACGAGGTCACGTTCCGCGGCCGCCGGATCAATCCGGTGCTGCTGCGCGTCATCGAGCAGACGTGGCCGGTCGTGCAGGGCATGACGGTGGCCTTCCGGGCGCCGGGCGGCGTCTGGTACGACCTGACGGACTACGTGACGTTCGACACCGGCGACACGAACATCGTCGTCGGCGGCTACAACCGGCAGCTGGTGTCGACCTCCGAGCCGGTCGGGCCGCGGCCGATCCCGGACACCACCATCCCCGCGGCCGTCACGTTCGGGACGTTCACGACCACGACGTATCAGAGCCCGTCGGACGGCAAGACGAAGGCGCAGATCCAGCTGGCCTGGTCGACGCCGACGAACACCGACGGCACCACCATCACCGACGGCGACCACTATGAGATCCAGTACCGGCCGAACCTGGGCATCTACGCGACGAACCCCTCGCACGCGCAGCTCGCCGCGGCCGGGTACACCTACAACTCTCTGGCGGCCCTGGGCGGCACCTACAACGCCCTGATCCCGGCGCCGGTGGCGCAGTGGAAGCCGACGTTCGTCGGCTGGGGCACCGACACGCTGCTGATCCAGGAGCTCACGCCGGGCGTGGTGTACTCCTTCCAGATCCGGGCGGTGGACACCGCCTCGCCGCCGAACTTCGGCGCCTGGTCGGCGACGACGGACTTCACGGCCTCGGCCGACACGATCCCCCCGCCGACGCCGGACGCGCCGGTGGTCGCGGCGAACATGGCCAGCGTGCAGGTCACCTGGGACTGCGGCACTTCCGACGGCGGCACGTTCAACCAGGCCAGCGACCTGCACCATATCGAGGTTCACGGCACGTACGAGCCGCTGTTCACCCCGTCGGCGGCGACGAAGCTGGGGTCGCTGCCTGCGAACGCCGGGAACATCACCGGCCAGATCCCCGTCGTCGGGTCGTTCACGATCCCGCCGGGCCAGCCGCCGGCCCAGTCGATGTACATCAAGATCGTGGCGGTGGACGTCGCCGGGAACAAGTCGGCGCCATCGGCCGCGGCCGGGGCCACGGCGGTGCTGTGGTCGAACGCGTACATCACCGACCTGTCGGTGTCCAAGCTCACGGCCGGGACCGTCACCGCCTCGATCATCCTGGGCGGCACGATCGGCACCGCGCTGACCGGCCAGCGGGTGGTGATGGACTCCACCGGCGTCCACAGCTACGACGCCGGCGGGAACGTCGTGTTCGACCTGAACTCCGCCACCACAACCCTCACCCTGGCCCAGGTCGCCGGCGGCGAGAAGATCACCCTGGAGACGCCAGCCAGCTCCTACCCCGTGATACGCCTGTATGACACCGCCGGCACCAACAACGCGTTCATCAATGCCGTGAACATCGACGGGAACACCGCCGGTATCGGTATCAACTCCGGCAACTACGTGGTCGGCGGCACCACCTACTTCCACCGCCTGTTCATGAAGGGCACCACCGGCCTCGTCCTGCACGTCGGGGATCCCTCGAACCAGACCACCAACGGCGGCCAGGTGGTCCTGGCGTACAACCAGGCCCAGCTGCAGCTGGCGATCCCGGGGCGCGGATCGGACGGCCAGCTCAACTTCCAGGACGACTCCTCCAACTCCGACACCATCTGGAAGATCCGCGGCTACCAGCAGAGCTCATTCGCCCCCGAAGCCCAGTCCGGACTGTTCCTCACCCCCTTCACCGGCCTATCCGGAGGGATCACCAGCGTCGCCCTGGGCTACGGCGCCACGATGTTCAGCACCACCTACCCGGTGGCCGTCTACTCGTGCAGCAACACCAGCACCATCCCGGCCGGCGACGTCACCACCTTCACCGCCACCGGATTCTCCTTCGCGCTCAGCGCCGCCGCCCCCGGCGCCTGGGCCGTCCTGGCCATCGCCATGAGAGGCAGGTAGCCCCGTGAGGACCGTGAAATCGGTCGAGCTGCGCGTGGATACGGTGCCCGGTGCCGGGCACCGCGAGTGGTGGCACATCGTCCATGACGACACCACGCGTCCCGGGCTGCATCTGATGGTGATCCCGGCGGACTCGATGCACTGGCGGGCCGCCGAATACGACGTGGACCCCGCCGACGCCGAGACGCTGCTGGACATCGTCACCCACGAGCATCTGGCGCCGGTCCACCCCGATCATCCGAAGTTCCTGTACAACACCCACGTGCGCGCGGCCCGCGACCACTACCTGGCCGGTATCGAGGCGATCCGCGGCCTGCACGGCCTCACCGACCCCGACGGGCTGCTGAACCAGATTCGCAACCACCATCGAGAGTCAGTGGACCACAGGCAGCACACCGAGCGGACCACGCAGGTCAAAGCGATGAGGACTGCCCGGATCGGAGCTTTGCACCGTGGCTGACACCTTCACCACGAACCTCGCCCTGCTGATCGCCGATCTCACCGACGGCTACGCCTTCAACACGCACGTCGAGGCGAACCTCACCACCATCGACGGCCTCATGGGCCTGGTGAAGTGCACCTCGGGGACGCGCCCGTCGAACACCTACGGCGGCCAGGGCATCTACGAGACCGACACCGGCCGCGTCGCCGTCAACTCCGGCACCAAGGCCTCGCCGGTGTGGACGTACGTCTCATCGAACGTGCTGGTGTACACGTCCTCGACGCGGCCGAGCACCAACCTGATCGCCGGGCTTCTCATCTACGAATCGGACACCGACGCGCTGGTCCGCTACACCGGCTCGGCGTGGCGGTACGCCACGCTCGTGAAGTGCACAGCCGCGACCCGGCCGACCACCGGCATCGCCGCGGGCACGGCCATCTACGAGTCAGACACGACCCGGATGCTGGTGTACAACGGCAGCTCCTGGGAGCAGAAGGCGTTCGGGCAGTTCGTCTGCACCGCCGCCACGCACCCGTCGTCGCCGTTCCAGGGCCTGGAGATCTTCGAGACGGACACCGGGGTCAGCGCGGTCTACTCCGGCTCGGGGTATCTGTACAACCTTCAGCAGATCGCCACGGTGACCCTCGGCGCCTCGGCGGCATCCATCGCGTTCTCCGGCCTCCCGGCGGTCACCCACCTGGTATGCGACTACTCGCTGCGCAGCGACACCGGCTCCGGCGGCCAGGCGGCTCTGCTGCGCATCAACGGCGACTCCGCGACCAACTACAACTGGCAGGACCTGCACGGGTCGGTCACCACGACCACGTCGGTCAACTCGACCTCGGCCACCGGCATCCGGTTCTGCCTGCACACCGGCACCTCCGACGGGGCGAGCAACTTCGTGTCCGGGCGGTTCGACATCCCCAACGCCAACGGCGCCACGAACAAGACCGTGACGTCCAGCTATGTGTGCAGCCTGAGCAACTCCACGGTGTTCTCCGGCAACAGCGGCGGCACCTGGAACAACCAGTCGGTGATCACGTCGCTCACCCTGCTCCCGGCCTCGGGTAACTTCGTGGCCCACTCCACCGTCTCTCTCTACGCGATGATGTGATCATGGCTGACGATCAGGAACCCGCGCCCCCCGACGGGCTGCACCACGTCGAGTTCGATGTGTCGACCGGGGAGCTCGCCTACCGGTCGCTGACCCCGATGGAGGTCGCGGCGCACCGCGAGCGCCTCCAGGAGGCCGAGGACGAGCGGATCCGGGAGGAGCGCGACCGGGCAGAGCTGGCCGCGCAGGTGGCCGGCCACCCCGATCCGCTGGTCCGGCTGCTGGCGCAGAGGGCTGGCCTGGCATGAGCGGCCCGGGGAACTTGGCGATCTCGCACGAGCGGCTGGTGTCGGTACTGGAGCGGCGGCTTCACACGGCGACGTCGGAGCTGGCGATGCGGGATGCGGCGATCGAGGAACTTCAGGAGAAGATCGGCCATCTGGAAGAGCAGTTGGCGTCCGCGAGGATGGCCGGCGGCGACGTGGCGTCCCCGCTGTCGACGCCGTCACCAGCGTGACGCGAGCCCTGGGATACTGGCCGCGCCCGCAGATCCGGCGGTACGCGCCCCGTCGTCACTGGGCCCCGGCACGCCTTCGCGGCGCCTACCAGCGCGAAGGTAGGCCTGAAGAATTCGCGCCATGGTGAAACCACAGCCATGTCCGTTTTGGTATGTGTAGTATCTTTGCCCCCGCTTGGGCGGCACGGACGGAAAAGTCAAAATCCTCGCCGTAGCGCTGGCCGGCGATCAGCTCGCCTTCCGGCGGGTCGCGGAAGCCGAGGTCCTGCGCGAGTTCAGTCCGGACCAGGATCGTGATCGTCGTCTGGTGCGGATCGGCCGGATCGAAGACGCGCCCGAAGTGCCGGAGCGGATCCACATGTGGCATGAGCTGCCCGTCGGCGTTGGCCACGGTGTAGTAGGAGAACACGTAGTCGGCGGCGGACGCCTCGGCAGCGTCCATCAGCACCCGCAGGTGTTCAGGCTGCATCTGGTCGTCGTCGTCCAGGAACGCCGTGTACTCGGTGCGTACGGCCCGCAGCGCCCTGTCTCGCGTGGCCGCGGCGCCCTGCCGGCCGGTATCCAGGGCGATCGACACCGCGGCGGCGGGCAACTCCTGGTCCGTGACCGAGGCCAGGGCCCGGCCGAGCATCGCCGCGCGCGGCGGAATCGACGGGATGGCAACGGTAATGCCAGGGATCATGCAGCCAGCATCCGGGGCATGTCCAGCTCGTCGGCGGCCGCGCGGTGGGCGTGGACCCAGTCGATGACGCTGCCGTCCCCGCGGCGCCTGGGAAGCCTGCGCGGCCGGCACGGACAGTCGCCGAGGGTGTGGTTCTCGGGTGGTTCGCCGCTGGGCACGACGTGGACCGTGGTCATTGCGCTGGGATCCTCGGGGAGTCGGTACGGAAACCGCGCCGCCTGGAACACGGCGCGGGTCCCGCGGTCGCCGCGAGCACGCCTGACGGCTCGCGAACGCTCCCAGTATCTCAGGCCGCCGCCGAGCCGCCGCACGCCTCTCGGCTGCCCGTACGAGCGAGCGCGTTCGGCGAGTCAATGCGCACCTCTTCCTCGGTGACCTCGCCGCCGACGATGCGGAACGAGCGGAACTCGACGTCGCCCAGGCCGTCCGCGTCCCGGGTGGAAACCACGACGTAGTGAACATCGGGCTCGCTGGCGTGCGCGACGTCGGTACGCGACGGGTAGGCCTTCGTGGCGGTGTGGGAGTGGTAGACGATCACCACGTCCTCACCGCGCTCGTCCATCTCGCGCCACGCCGCCAGCTGCTCGGCGACGTCGAAGCGGTAGAAGGTCCGGGACTGCTCGGCATTGGCCATGGGGACGAGGCGTTCGGGCCGGTCCGAACGGGCCGGTCCGGCGATGATGCCGCAGGCCTCGTTCGGGTGGTCGGCGCGGGCATGCGCCATGATCGCGTCGTAGAGATCGCGTCGGATCGTCAGCACCCTTTGCACTCCTCGGCCAAATGCACGTCGCCTCGGCACTGGCCCTTGCGGTAGGGCGTGTGCACGCAGGCGTGGATGCGGGGCTGCGCACGGAGCTGCATCCGATCGACCTTGGCATAGAACAAGGGGCCGGGGACGCCGGGCAGCAGCCGTTCGAACTGCGGCCACACGTCATCCCAGCGCCGCCAGCTCCCCGGGCCCTTCTCGGTGGTGTTGACGACCGCCTGGATGACGAGCTCGTCGGGGATGTCCTTGCACTGCATCCGGCCGCGCTTCATCTGAGCTCATCCGGACCGGAGACGCGCTCGTAGTCCTCGGAGAAAGCCCAGTCCGCCATCACATAGATGGCGCCGGATTCGGTCCGGACGGCCCATTGGCCCAGGGCAACCGCGATCGCGCCGCCATTGTCCGGGCGTGGCAGCAGCACGCTGTCGCCATGGTGGCTGTAGCGGCTCATTCTCGCGCTGGCACCGGCGAACGCGCTCATCTGGTTGAGGTTGCCGCCAACCCAGCGGACGGCCTGAACGGCTTCGAGCTTCAACCCGTGCTTGGTGTGCACTTCGTTTGGGCGCCGTCGGTAGGTGCCAAGCCCACCATCTGCCAAGGTCGCAGGCGGCGTGGACATCGGGATGGAGAACTTCTCCACCGCCTTCTTCGTGTAAAACCATCGCCGCTCCCGCTCGGCTTCCTGGCCGCCGGGGTCAAGTGCGTGTTCGCAGTCGAGCGCATGACGGTGCTCCGCTCGGCAGCGTTCGAGTCGCGCCTCGGCGGGCTGCATCGCGGCATCCTCGATCACGATCATGTTGAGGAGCCGGTCCACCTGGCCGCCGCCCGCCGCGTGGCAGTACTCCGCGGGGAGAAGCCGCAGAGCAGCCAGGTCGGCCGGGTGCAGCCGGACGGCGCAGGGCTCGCGGGCCGTAGCACTGTAGAAGTCGACGAAGGTCTTCCTGATGGCCAGGATTAGGGCGCCGGTGTCGCAGCGGTACGGTACGCGGGCCGTCCGTTGAAGGATGCCACCGGAGTGGTCCATCAGCTCTCCCTGCGGTCGATCTCGGCCAGTAGGCGCCGCACGATACCAACGGTCAGCGTCGGCAGGCTCGCGTCGGTTGGGTAGAGCGGAAGGTCGTCAACAGCCCAGCCGTGAAGCTGGCCGTCACGTGCCCGGTCGATTCGATCAAGGAACGCGCGAGCAACAACAACCGGGTCAGCCGAGGGTTCAGGCGTCGTGCTGTTACCGTCCGCGCAGGTCGCGCAGAACTGCTGTTTTCGATAGTTGCGGTAGACAACGTCGGTGGATCCACAAACGCAGCAGAGGCCACTGAGCGCAACACTGGCCATGTCTCAACCCTTCCGCAGCTCGGCCCCGAAGCAGCCCCGGCACAGCGGTACGACGACCGCCGCCAGCTGCTTGCCGAACAGCTTCCCACCGGGGATCTCGCGGATGCAGTCGTCGGCGCGCCACCCGTCGCAGGCGTGCGGCTCGTAGATCGAGCACAGGCAGTGGCAGGAGGCGTCGGCCGGGATCGTGGCGAGCGCGATCTGGGCGGTGATGGCGCCCATGCGTCGCAGCGGCCCGGCTGCGGCGTCCAGCTTCTCGGCGAACGTGCCGCCGGCGGGGTCGGCGGTCACAGCTCTCGCTCCATCCGCGCGTCCAGCTCGATCAGGTCCGGATGCGCCTCGACCTGGATCCGGTCCGCCAGCGATTGCGGCACCACGATGCAGCGGCACATCGGGCGTCGGGGCGGCCGGTCGTCGTCGTCCCGGGCCAGATCGCGAGGGCCGGCGGTCATGTCGTTCGCTGTCTCTGCATCTTGGCCCACTGCTGACGCCCCCACTGCCACGCCTGTTCGGCCGTGCTTCGCATCGCGGCCGGCATCGCGCGTTTCTCGGCGTCGATCAGGCACTGCGCCGCGAGCCGGATCCCGGCGTATATTTCGGTGTCCTCGCGGGTCGCGGTTTCGAGCGCGGGCGGATCGGGCCAGCCGTCCACGTGCGGCCACAGTTCGGCGATGCGTTGGTAGTCGCTCACGTCACTCGCCTCCGTCCTCGTCGAGCCCGTGCCGCTCCGCAATGTCGGCCGGGATATGGATCTTCACGCCCATGGCTCCCGCCGCGAGCGCGAGAAGCTGCTCATTCGCACGGCGCGCTTCCTCGACGTGCTCGCCGGAGTGCAGCAGCTCGTCTAGGGCGTCACGGAACGCCTGCGCGGCGCGGTCGGCGCGCACGAACGCGGTCGTCGCGGCGAGGTCGGTGAGGACGTCGGTGCTGGACAGCGGGTGGTCGCCGGAATCGCTCATCGTGCAGCATCCAGTCCGCCGTGCTCGTTCTCGAAGTGCTTCATCGCGGCAGCGTAAGCCTCGGAAGCCACCGCAACGTGCTCGTCTTCGAGGTGCTCCAGCGCGTCGGCGTAGGCCTCGGGGAGGGTCGCGGCCGGGTACGTGGCTTCGAGGCGGCAGGACCGGCAGCACCAGACCCACGGCTTGGCGGGGTCGTACCGCCACGGGTTGGGCAGTGCCTTCCGGATGCCCATGGGGCGCGTGTCAGCCACCACCCACCTCGATCCCGAGCGCGGTCGCGATGGCCCACCTCGTGGGGCACGGGTCGGCCTCGTGGCACCTCTGGCAGATCCACGTCGAGGGATCTGCGACGGCGGCGCCGTAGAACTCCGCCAGCGAGTGCTGATCGAGGGCGCCGAGGAGTGCGGCCTTCATCTCCTCGTGGCCGGTCACCTGGCAATCGTGGCCGCTGTAGCCGCAGCCTTCGTTAACGTAGCCGTCGAGCTTCGCGCGGATCGCCGCATCTAGGTCGCTCACGTCAGGCTCCTTCGGTGGGTTCGAGGCGGCCGTGCGTCTTCTCCCAGATGTCGAAGTCGCCCAGCAGGAACCGCCCGTCAGGCGCTTTGAACGTCGCGCCGCAGGAGCAGCCCGCGCGGGCGTAGCGGTCAGGTCCCTGAGTGCGGCTCGTCGTCTTGTGGCCGGCGAGGCGGCGCAGGATCTTCATGTCAAATTCCCTTCGTCGGCCGCCCCGGGCCACGTCCAGTCGTCCACCTTGCCTCCGGCATAGCGGGGGTGGGCTCGGTACGCGCTGGCGAGCGACACGAGAACGACCTGCAGGGTCGCCATATGAACTGCGTTCAGCATCTGGTCGCCGACGTTGCGCCGGCAGGCGGCGTCGGCCTCCTGCCACTGCTGGATGATGCCCCGCTTGGAGGCGATGTCCGCGTCAAGCCAGATGGCCGCGTCGTATTCATAGGGGCTCAGCGATCGCAGGGGGGTCGGATACGGCAGGACCATCCGTGCGCTGGCGTCAGTGACCATGAACCCATGCGAGAAGGCGTCCGACATCTTCGCGGTGTGACGCTTCTCGACGTACTCAATCAGCGCTGCGGCCTGCTCGTCGAGACGCGCGGTCAGGAAGGCGACGATGTCGGTCACGCCGTCACCCACTCCGCCTTGAACTCCGGGTGTGCGCTGAACGGCGACGCCATGGGGCGCAGGATCGCCTCGCGCCGCCGTTCGAGGCCGCAGTCGCAGGGGCCTCCGGCGCGGCGGTCGTCGGCGCAACCCGATCCGGGGCGTCCTTCCCCATAGTGCTCGTCAACCGCCTGCGCGCAGGAGAGCCAGGTGTCGCCGTCGACAAGGGCGTGCTGCCAGGATGCGACTTCGGCCAGGACCACCCGCTTGGCGGCGAGGTCAGCTAGCAGCGGTTCGGCTTCCTGCCGCCGCCATTCGTCCTGGAGCTCGCGGAGAAGCTTCAGGCCAGCCAGCGCGATCTCGTCGTTCAGCGCGACGCTGATGCCGCGCTGGCGCGATACCGTCCAGGTGCCGAGCATGATGCGGGTCTCGAACACCTTCCAGTGGGTATCGCTGTACCAGCCCCTGCGCAGCCGGGCTTCCTGCTCGTCCCAGCGCGCGGTCAGGAAGGCTGCGAGGTCGGTCACGGCTTCCAGCTCTCGTCATAGTCAGGGTGCGTTGCGAACGGCGCGGCAAGGTCACGGAGCTCGGGGCACTCCTCAAGGAGGTAGCGGGACTCGCTGCTCATGTAATCGTTGCCGCATCCGTCACATATCAGGCCGTGGCCGCTGTGCCGCGTCAGTACGCGGCGCTTGGCGGCGATCTCACGCAAGAGCCTGCGGATCCACGAGTCGGGGCGCTTCGACTCGTTGGCGATCCGCTCGTCGTCGTCCAAGCGGGCGCTGATGAAACCAACGATGGTCACGACTTCCAGCTCTCCTTGTACTCGGGATGGACAGCGAACTGTGCCGCCAAGCGCTGGACAACGCCATCAAGCAGGGACGCCTCCCGGTCCGCACGCCCCCACTCGTCGTAGTCCGCATGAACGATCCGGCCGGATGCATGTGCTTGCTTCCTGAATGCGCCCGGCGGCCTCATCTCGGATCCGGCAGGTTGTGACGTAGTCCTCGACGATCGCCCGCTTGGAGGCGATGTCCGCCAGGACGTGAGCGGGATCGTGGGCCGCGATGTGCTCGGCCTGCCGCATCCACCCGGCGCGGGCGTCCACGCACCCTTCCTCGTCGGAGTAGTCGTCGCAACCCCATACATCCCACGGCGTCTCGCGCGCCCAGACGACTCCGTCCTCCACGCGCACCTCGGGGCCCATGGCGCCGACGACGGATTCCCAGGCGCCGTCACCGCTGCCCTCGGCGTCGTGTGCGAGGCGTTCGAGATCGGTCAGCCGCGTAGTGATGAACTCGGCGATGTCCATGGGGCCAGGGTACGGCGGCCAGCCAGCGGCTTCCGTCCCCACCATGAAACGCCGAACGCCCCGGACCTCCCACGAGTCCGGGGCGTTCTGCTGTGCGGTCAGGTCGCTGGCTCCTCGGCCGGCTCCGGTTCGTCCTTCGTCTGCTCCTCGGGGACGGCCGGGATGTTCAGCGACCTGATGCTCAGGTTCAACTGGCCGTAGGAGGTGTCGTGGTGGCCGCTGGCCTCGACGATGAGGCCGCCGGCGTAGTTGCTGTGGTCCAGGTGGGCGCCGATGAGCTCGTAGACGCTGGCGAGGAGCGGGGTGTGGTTGTTCCACTGGCGGTGCTGGGCCTCGCTGGCCGCGAGCTGCTGGCGGACCTGGTCCTTGGTGCCGGCGGCGGTGAAGCTGAACGTCATGGCGCTGCGCTCCTTCGTAGTCGGACGGCGCGTCAGCGCCAGGGCTTGACGGTGTGGGCCGGGTCGACGCCGCGCGCGATCAGCGCGGCGTTCCAGATCGCTTCGAGGCGGGGTCGGAGTTCGACGGGGATGCGCGAGCGTACGGGCAGCGCGGCCAGCAGCTGGTCGGCTTCGGTGACGTCGGCGCCGTAAGCGCGGGACTTTCCGCAGGTAGCGCAGGTTCCGTAGCTGCTGTGGTCGAGCTGCGGGGTGTCGCAGAGGCACTTGCGACTGGCACGCCAGACGGTGTCGCAGTCGTGGTGACGGAGGGCACGTTCGCCGCGCCACCAGCGGGTGCGGACGCCGTCCCAGGACGAGCTGAAGTTGACCCTGTCGTCCTTGCGGCTGCGGCCGCCACACCACTCGCACCGGGTCAAAGCCCACCGGCGCAGCTGCTGGAGGGGGTGCACTTGGATGCGCCAGTGGTGGACGTGCCACCTCCAGGAGCCGGACCAGCGGCAGACGGTGCCGGAGTCGTGGCCGCCGGGTTCGCGGTGCCAGACGGTGATGAGCGACGGCCAGTAGCGGCGTCGGCGCGTCGTCGTCTTCTCGATGCGCGGCCAGGGTCGCCGGATCTCGAAGGCGACGACGAGCGGGTCGTGCATGGCCGTCAGGAGACGGTGACGTTGACGACGGTCGGTGTCTGGTCGGCGACGGTGGCGGTCGCGGAGCCGGCGATGCCGAGCGGGTCGGTCGCGGTCGCGGTGACGTCGCCGAGCGGGGCGTCGCTGATCGTGATGGTCGTCGAGTCCGGGCCGGGCACGATGGTACCGGCGGTGGACGTCCAGGTGTAGGTGTCAGCGACGGGCTGGTTCTCGGCGTTGTCCGAGCCCGCGGTGAAGGTGATCGGGGCGCCGGGGGCGAAGGTGGTCATGGTGTTGCCTTCCGTGGTGACGGTGACGTGGATGCGGGCGGGGGCCCGGTCGTTGGCGCGTGCGAGTGCGAGCAACTGGTCGACTTCGGCCTGGAGTTCGTCGAGGTGCCGTTCGACCTCCTGCGAGCAGCATGAGTGGCGCCGGGCATGGCCTCGGATCACGGCGATCCGTTCGATCAGCAGCACGGTCGTCTCCAGGGCTCGGCGGTCAGCGTTCCCATCACACCGGCCGCGTCAAGGTCAGACGTTCAGGACCCGCCATCCGAAGGTGGCACCGGATCCGCCGGGGGCGACGTCGGTGTTGACGGTGATGTTCGTGGCATCGACGGCGGACACCCACAGCTTCGTCGCCGAGCCCAGATTGTTCGTGGGCGTGACGTCGACCTGCTGGAGCGTTGGGACGCGCGGCAGGCCGTGGGCGACCGACACGGACGTGGACCCGGCCGCGACGGCCGCAGTGCCGGAGGCGGTGGACGCCAGGTGGCCGGCGCCGTCCAGGCCCGCGATACCGCCGAGTGCGCCGATCTGCGACAGGACGTACTGCGCGGCGGCTTCCTGCGCCGAGGGGAATCCGGCGATGTCCTGCCAGGCGCCGATCTCCTGCCACCACGTCGGGTTCGGCTCGCCCCAGATCGGCGTCACCCAGTAGTTCGCGTTCCCGCCGACGTGATCGGGAACGTGGCCGACTGTCGTGGAGTACATCCCGGCGCCGACCGGCGCGGTGATCGAGCCGACCGTGACCGGGGCGTTGAAATACCCGGAGTCGAAGGAGTAATGCCCGGCGGGGAACGCGCACGACACGACGTAGGTGTCCCCAGCGGCCAGGTCCGCGGCCAGCGGCATGCTCTGCCAGCCCGAGGACGTCTCGCCGGTGAACGTCGCCTCGGTGACCTTGTAGTAGACGCTGTTCGCGCCGAGCCGCCACAGGCGTCCGACGTGGGTGCCGGTGTTGGCGGTGGCCTTGTAGAACGCGACCGCGGTCATGCGGACGTCGGCGGTCGGCTGGACCTTCAGGCCCATCTCGTACGCGGCGCCGTCGCCGGCGTCGATGGTGCCGGGCGGTCCGGCGAACAGCTGGGTGGCGGGCAGCGGGTCGTGGCCGGTCCCGGCCTGTACGGCCTCGAAGGCGCGCTCGTTGAGGACGACGACGTCGTTGGCGACGTAGGAGGTGCCGACGGCCCAGGTGCCGCGCAGGGCTCCTCCGCCGCCGGGTCCTGCCGGTCCCTGCGGGCCGGTAGCGCCCGTCGCTCCTGTCGCGCCCGTAGCGCCCTGTGGTCCTGTTGCGCCGGTCGGCCCGGTGGCGCCGGTCGGGCCCGTGGGTCCCGTCGGCCCTGCCGGGCCGGTGGCGCCCGTGGCTCCCGTCGCGCCGGGTGTCCCGAGCGCGGAGACGGTCACGATCGGCGTCACGGCGTCGCCGACGGAGACGGTCGGGCCGGTCTCGGTGACGGTGATGTCGGGCATCGTCGGCCTCCTACGGCTGGGCCACGCGGGCGACGGTCAGCGTGCCCTGCATCCAGCACAGGGCGCTGGGCTGGCCCGGGTTGGACCACAGGGCGTGCCGGTAGGCCGCGGGCGGCAGGGCGGCCGTGGCGGCGTGCAGCAGGCTGAGCGCGACCTGGGTGGTCGGGCTCGTGGTGACGGTCAGCGAGCCCTGGGCGTTCGGGGTCGTCGTGACCGAGATGAGCGGCGACGCGTCGGCCGGATCGGAGTGGACGACGTACTCCCACGTCAGGCCGCTGACGTTGTAGGGGGTGCCGTCGTCGTTGCTGAGACCGAACGCAGCGCTCATGGCGGATCCCGCCGGGAGCACCGCGTCCCATCCGTTGCTGAGGCCACCCATGGTCGTCAGGCTATGGGCGGAGTCCAGCGCGGATCCCGTGGGCGGGCACTTCAGACCGGGGTGCCGTTCACGTAGTGGCCGCGCTCGCGGCGGGCGCCTTCGTCAAGCTGCCCTTCGACGCAGGACCACACGTTCCCCACGTAGTCCTCTAGGAACTCGTCCGTGACGATCACGACCCGCTTCCCCTCGCGGTACCGCTTGTAGAAGGTCACCTCGCGCGGATCGTCGAACCGCCAGTCCAGCTCCCGCCGCATGGCCGTCATGGCGCCCCGCTTGATGCTCTCGCCGTGGGCGAGCCGGACCGTCTCCGGGACGGCCAGGGCTCGGGCGATGCCCTCCTGGAGGCTGACGCGAGGCTTGTACAGCGCGAGCATCCGCGTCGGGTCGGCCACGCGGTACGCCACCCCGGCAGGCTTGTCCTCCAAGTGCCGGAACGCCGGGCGGTAGCCGCCGCCGACCTGGGCAACGATGGACGCCGCGAGCTCGTCGAACGACGTGGCGACGCCGCTGCCGATGTTCAGCGGGCCCTGCTCGCCGGCATCGAGCGCGGCTAGGACGGCGCCGACCACGTCATCGATGTAGACCCAGTCTCGGACCTGGCGACCGTCGCCCCAGATGTCGAACGGGTCCTCACGACGCCGGGCGCGGTCGATGATCGCCGAGAACGGGTAATCCGGCGATTGGTCCTCGCCGAAGCCCGAAAATGGGCGACACACGAGCACGTCAACGCCAGCCGCACGGGCGTACTCGGCCAGCTGCTCGCCGACGAGCTTCGCCAGGCCGTAGACGGCGTCCGGGCGGCCGATGTTGTAGGCGTCCAGGCGAATGTCGTCTTCACGCAGCTCGCGCGCCGTCGCGTAGTCGTTCTGGAGATCCACCGGGTAGCAGGCCGAGGAGCTGAAATACACCGCTCGCGGCGTGCCGGTCCGGACCAGCCAGTTGAAGTACCAACTGTCCAGCGCAAGGTTCGTGGCGACCGCGAGCGGTGACCCGTCGATGCCCTGCCGTCCGCCGATGACCGCGGCACAGTGAATCGCCAAGTCATACCGCGTGCCGTCGGTGCGGAAGAAGTCCAGCGCGTCGAACTGCGGCCCGTCGACGATGTCCAGGCCCGCTACGTCGTCTCCGCGGGCTTCCAGGGCGCGGACAAGGTGGGATCCGATGAAGCCGGCCGCGCCGGTCACGAGCACCCGCACGTCAGATCTCCACTTCGTCGGCGACCGAACGCCACCGGTACCGGGTGCGCATCTCCGAGACGTCGGCGGCGATGGCCGCGCAGGCCTCGGCGGCCCACCGGCCCTGTTTGACTGCAGCATCCGACACGCTGACTCCCGAGGCCATCACCTCGTTGCCCTTCCAGGAGTCGTGCCGGAACGGGATGCCCTTCTCGCTGGCCCAGTCCACGGCCCACGACAGCTTGCCCTCGCCACGCCTGCGACCAATGCGTTTCCGCTCCAGCGTGAGGATGACTTCGTGGTCGTCCCCTTCGGGCATCCGGATGGTCGCGGTCACCGGCTCGCCCACCTTTTCGTAGCTGCCGAGCACCGGGCCGAACAGGCGTTCGCGCGGGTCGATCACTGTCGAGCCGTCCCGCCAGCGCGGAGTCGCGCCCGAGTGCTCATCGCGCTTGGCCCACAACCGCCAAGACAGGCGCCCGTCGCCGAGGGTGAGCTCGGTAGTACGGGTGTCGTAGCCGGTGGGGTTGAGCCTGCGCTGAATCCAGGTCCCGAACTCATCGACGTGCAGGTATAGCGCGCCGATCGGGTTGAGCCGGACGTGCACGGCCAGCCCGTGGTCGTCGCCGGCACTGCCCACGGCAACGCCGATGGAGGCGCCCGGGAAGCTCCTGCCGATGACGATCTGCCCGCCGAAGCTACCAGTGGCGCGCGGCCACGGCCCGGGCAGAGGCGCCCGGTAGCGGTCGCCGACGTCCCACTGCACCGGGTCGAGATCGCCCTGGGGTCGGGGCCGCAAGCCGCAGCGGTCGCAGCAGACCCACCGGTAGCCGGGGCGGCTGAACGTCCCGTTGGCGTAGCCCTCGGTGCCGTCAACCACGGCCTTGTGGCCGAGCAGTCGGCAGTTGAGGATCAGGCGCGGCAGGTGGTGGATCCAGAAGCCGCGGTCGACGAGCGTTCCACGTCGGCTGCCTTCACGCTTTCGGTAGTCGGTGGTGTAGGCGTGGATGCGTTCGCGCTCGACGGCGTCGGGCTTCGTCTCGATCGTCATCGCGGGAATCCGTTCTCGTCGAGCATGTCCTCATCGAACGTCGGCAGCTTGTACGCCTGGGCCAGCCGCCTGAGGTGGTCCGCGGCCCCGTTGCGCCGGTGGCAGCGGCACGGGCAGGTGCCCAGGACGTCCTCCCGCGTCACCGTCGGCTCGATCGCCGCGTCAACCGCCGGAAAGATGCGGGACGCCTTGGAGATCAGCCCCTTGTCGCAGTAGGGAGTGGCCGCCGGGCCGTCGGCGCAGCGCTTGAGGTCGTGCTGGTCCTCCGGGTGAACGACTGTGACGAGGCTGCGGAAGTAGGCGTACGCCTCGGGGTCGATCGCCAGCCGGCCGCAGCTGGCCTGGATGAAGAACCGGATGAACGTCTCGAACCCGGCCTTGCCAAGCTGAGGCTCGAACATCATCGGGTCGACGGACTCGCGGGCGGTGAACAGCCGCCCGTTGACGTGGACACGCAGCTCCAGCAGCACGTTCGACTCGTGGAACGCCGGGCGGCCGGTCGCAACGTCGTAGACAGACGGCGGACCGGCGGTACTGGACTTGTCGTCCTTGGCGAGCGCGTCCAGCACCGCTTCCATGTGCTTCTCGCCGCCGTCCTCGGCGTCCTTGATGATCTGCTTCATGCGTTCATCGGCGTCGGGGGCGGAGTTGTCGAAGGTGCGGATTTGCTTAGCGAGCCGCTCGGGGCTGGTCACCAGTCCTCCTGGAACTGCTGGGCGTAGGGGAGGCCCTCGCCGGACAGGGTGGAAGTCGGCGGCAGTACGAGCCGGACGGCCTGCCCGAAGTCGTACGGGAGGTTCTGGGTCCGCAGCGACAGCCACGGGTAGGCGGCCATGTTCTTCCAGGTGGCCGTGATGGTGACCTCGCGGAGGCGGATCGGCCGGCGACGGACCCAGCCGCGCATCCACCATCGCTCCCGGTGGTCCCACCGCCAGTGTTCGCGCCATCCGTCGGGGATGTGGATGCTGCGGGTCTCGGAGTGCGGAGGCAGCTGCTCGCCGAACACGTGGCCGCGGATGCGCAGGACGATTTGCCTCGCGAGTATCGAGTTCAGATCCTCGGCGCTGACTTCGTCGACGAGGTCCGGGCTCAGGCCGTACATGAGGCTCAGCTTCTGGCGGACGAGCGTCAGCACCCTGTCGCCATCGGGTCCCATCCAGACGAGCGGGTCCCTTCGCCTCGTGCCGTCGGCCGTCATGCGTGCACTCCGGTGATCACCTGAAACATCCCGACGGTCTCGTGCCGTACGACCTCGAAGCCGCCCTGCTCCAGGAGCGCGCGGTAGCCGTCCAAATCCCACGCAAAAGTGTGGAAACCGTACGCGGCGCCCGGCCGCTCGGTATGCGGCGACGACGCAACCAGGACGCGGCAGTGCTCGGCGATGATGCGAACGAACCGCCCTGGCTCGAGTAAATGCTCCAGGCACTCCGTGGCCACGGCGATCTCGCCCCACTGCAACGGGAGCTTCTGCATCGTGCCGTCCTCGGATTTGCCGAGGTACTCCACGCCGTCGACGACGTCGCCGAGGTAGACGGTCACCCCGCGCTGTGCGGCGCCGGCGATGTTCGTCGGCTGGAGGTCGTAGCCCCAGGCGTCGAGCATCGGAACGTCGCGCTGGAGAAGTTGCAGCAGGCCGCCGTCTCCGGCGCCGAGGTCGACGAGGGTCTTCGCGAAGTGGACGGCGGCCACGTCGGCGACCTGCGCCGCGGCTTCCATCAGGCGCGGCCGGTGCAGCTCCTGCTCCAAGTGCGGCGCCCGGTCACGAGAGGCGTACCATTCCGGCCGCGTCCACTCCGGGACGGCGCCCTCTTCGAAGAGACGCCACTCGCTCAAGGCCGGTTCTCCTTCGCCGCGATCAGGTGCTTGAGCCGTTCGACGTCGGCGGGCATCTGAAGCCGCTTCCAGTCGGCGAGCCGCTGGCCGTCGGCCTCGTACTGCGCCGGGTCGTTGGCCTCGCGGTAGCCGGCGTCGTCCGGAGCCTTCCCGGCGATGGGGTGCATGTGCTCGATGACGACGTCCGGCAGGTAGGTCAGGCGCCCGATCGCCTGGCCGAGCAGCTTCCAGGCCGTATCGATCTCCAGATGGACCAGGCCGCCGGGCACCATGTAGCCGAGAGCGGTGATGATGTCCGTGGTCATGGCGATGGCGGTCGGCAAGTTCTCGCCCTGGATGAGGTCGTTGCCGTAGACCATGCCGGTGCCCATCCGGTCGAGCTCGGCCAGGAAGCGCAGCGACCAGCCCTCGGTCTGGACAAGGTGGTCGTCGCCGAGGAAACCGAAGGCGAAGATGCTGGCGCGGTCTCTCCAGTCGGCCGTGAGCCGGTTCAGGGTGCCGCCGATCCGCAGCCGCGGCCCGATGACCATCGGCACGCCCGTCTCGACGTACGCAGAGCGCTTCGGATCGTCCTGGTCGACTGCGAACACGATGGCCGCCTCGGGCCCCGTGGTGGCCTTGAAGGCCTCGTGCAGCCGGACGGCGTTTTCGGGCCTGCCGCGCGTGGGGCAGATCATCATGAGCCTGGGGGTCTCGGTCACCACTTCAGGCTTCCCAGCGCGTCAAGCCACAACTGACCGCCATGACCTTGGATCGTGTACTCCGCAGCCGCCTCGCGTGCTGCCTTCCCCATGCGCTCGCGCAGCCCTTCGTCGCCGGCTAGGGCGTCCAGGGCCGCCAGCCACTCCTTGCGCGTCGAGGCAAGGAACCCGGTGACACCGTCGTCCACGGCCGCCGCGTACGGGCCGACACGCGAATAGACGGCCGGGATGCCCGCCGCGCAGTACTCGCGGACCCGCAGATCCGACTTGGAGGCGTTGAACACGGTGTCGGCCAGGGGTGCGACGCCGATGTCCCAGCGCATGCTCGCGCAGTACGCGGCCTGGTCCTCGACGATGTCGCGCCAGCGGGTGAACCTGCGCCTGGTCGCGCCGGTGAGCGGCCCGTAGTCGTGGCCGAAGGAGTGCCAGCGCACGGCAGGCCGGCGCTTGAAGAATGACCGCAGGTGCGGCGCGACCGCGGCGAAGTCGGCGCCGTGTGTCGACGAGCCGCCCCAACCGACGGTCAGGATGCCGTCGCGTTCGGGCCGCGGGTACTTCAGGACCGCGGCGTCGAGGTAGTTGCCGATGACGACGACGTTGTCGCTGTACTGCCGCATCTGAACGGCGAGGGGTTCGGTGGACACGGTGACCATGTGGGCGGCGGCAAGGTTCTCGGCCAGCCTGCGGCGTACGTCGGGCCGGCCGAAGTAGGCGTAGGCCCGCTCGTTGGCGGGGTCGACCCGGAACAGGTCGTCGTCGATGTCGTACACGAGCCTGAACCGGTCGGCTTTGGCCAGCAGCTGCCACGTCTCGGACGGGACGGCCTGGGCGACGCGCTGGCCGATGATGACGGCGGGTTCCCCGTCGTGGTCCACGCGGATCTCGCCGGGCCGGGAGCCGGTGGCGTAGTCGGCGAACATGCGCCCGTCGAATGCGGTGTCGGCGGCGCGGCGACGGGCGAGTTCGCACAGCGGCAGCATGACGCGGTAGTAGCCGCAGCCCTGGGTGTCGGCGAGCCAGCCGAAGACGCGCGGGAGGCTCACGCGGCGATCGCCAGATGCTCGGCGGGGGCCACGGACGGCCGCCGGATGCCACGGGCTTCGGGGCGCCGCAGGGTGATCTCGCGTTCGCGGCGGATCTGGTTGCGCTCCTTGGCGGTCTTTCCGGCCCAGAACCCGAACTCCTCGTGCACCAGCGACCAGGCGTCGCAGGCGGCGAGCATGGGGCAGGCGCCGCACAGCGCTTTCGCGCCGGCGATGTTCTCGCGGCCCTTGGTGAAGAACAGTTCCCAGCCGACGCCGGAGCAGGCTTCGGTGCCGTCGTACGGCGGGGTGGGGGCGTTTTCTGTGAGCGGGTACGGCATGTGACTAACACCTCGATCATCCGGCTACGGTGTGATCGAGCTGGCGCCTGGCTTCGCTGCCCGCAGGGTGTCCGGCCTGCGGGCAGCAACCTTTTGGATCAGTGTGCGCTTGGTTCGTCGTCGCGTCGAATCCGATCGTCGGTCCAGCCGTCGAAGATTGATGATTCTTCGGGAATCCACCCGCGAATCTCGTCCGCGAGGGCGCTCAGTGCCTCAGGAACAGTACGGGGCCGGCTGCGCAGCTCGACGGTCAGCGGTGGTGGCCACGGGGTGAGCTGCGATTCGCTGTAGGACACCATCAGCGTCTGGTTCTCGATGGGGTCAAGAAGCGCGCGGGCTTCTTCGATCTCGTCCCGGCTGAGCTCGACCTTGCCGCCGAGCCTGCGCATGAGGGCGACGGCGAGGATCCGCCAGTGCGTCGGGTCGAAGGGTTCGTCGGTCACTTCTCTCAACCTCCCCGGGTTGTGTGGATGAAATCCCAGGTGGCGTACGTCTCGCCGATCGTGGCGGCCAGGATCGCGAAGGTCTCGCCGTCCATCGCCCCGACGATCAGGGCCGTGAGAAGGACTGCGAACGTCGACAGGACGAAGCCCAGGAACGTGCCGCCGATGAGGCCATTACGCATCAGCGCCACCGCCCTTGTCGTCGCCGCGGTCCGGGCAGCGGTGCGCGGCCATCGCCGCCCAGATCATGTCCATGCTGGGATTGGTCGGTTCATGCTGCCCGCTGAACACGTCGGTCCCGCACGGCTCGTGTGTGACGTAGGCCCAGTGGGCACTGTCGTTCTGCGAATCGCTGCCGATATAGAAGGATGCGCGGTCCAGAACCGGCACGGGCGCGTCGGGAAGCCACCAGGGGCCTCGATGCTGAAGTGCCGCCTCATTCAGGAAGAGTCCCGTGCAGCCGGGCTGTTCACCGGCGACTTCTTCGCCGGGGGCACCTTCCGCGATAGCGACGGAGAACATAGGGTGTTCGATTCGCTCGGCAATGACGCGCTCGACAAACGCGGCGCCAAGCGGGTCCGTCTCTCGAAGCCGGCTCATCGTCTGGAGGAACTTGCCCTTGGCCTCGGCGTCATCCCGCTGTGCGTCTGATTCAACGTGGCCATCCCCGTCGGCGCACGGCGCGCAGAACGGCTGCTCCTTGTAGTTGCTGTAGACCACGGCGGCGGAACCGCATACGCAGCAGGCGACGTCGTTCCATCCGCCGCGAGTGCGCGTCACGATCCGGGCGCCGCAGTCAATGTTCCGGCCGACCTGCTGAAGCGCATCGTCGAAATCGTTGATGACGGCGTCGGATAGCGTCCCGTCGTCGTAGCGCACGCCCCATTCGACCCGCGATCCGTCTCCATCCTCCGAACGGACAGCAGCGCGCATAGAGGATCGCACCCGGTCGGCCAAGATGTGCTCAGCAATCGCCACCCCGGCCGGTCCCGTCTCCCGGAGTCGCTCCAGCATCTGGAAGACATCACTCTCGGCATCAGCCTGTACGTTAAATGTCTCCGGGCGCGCGGATTCCCAGGTCCGCCACCACCGCTGGAGCGTTACGGTCTCGATGCGGCCGATGCGCCAGCCGTCGGACCTGAAGCGTCGCCGCGGCTTGGCGAAGCTGCATAAGGCCGAACTCAGTACGAGCCGCAGCTGGGCACCGCGCAGGTCGGCCCGGACGGCCGCGTAATCGGCCTCGGCAGCACGTTTCCACAACCGCCGGTTCTCTGCCTCCATCCAGTCGCACTGGCAGCCGCCGATGCGCTGCGGGTGGGCATCCCCATCGGGCGAAGCAGAGGGACCGGACGCTTCGGCGTCCGAAGGCGTGTCGTTCATGCTGCGAGGTCCATCCTGTTCGGGTCTGCGGCGCGTGTCGGTTCCGCGCCGATGGTCGGGTACGCGCTCGGTGGCCGGACGCGCATCGTGTCGTAGCCGCCGGGACGCCCGGCAGGACCACCGCGGCCTCTCCGGGCCGCGCTGCTACGTCTGGCCAGCACGAGGTGCGGGATGGCCCAGATCTGCGTCACGATCCAGGCGAGACAGATGCCGAAGATGCCCATAGGCGCCGGGATCACGGCAGCGCCGCCTTCCACTTGCCGCCGGGCGCCTTGTACGCCTGCGGCCACTCCCGGCTCCCGCCGCACTCCCGCTGGCGTCCGTGGGTGGGCAGCCGGCCGTCGCGGCGTACCCGGTAGTCGCGCTTGCAGGTGCCGCACAGGCCGCGCGTCTTGGGCGGGACGGGGCTACGCACGGACATCGCCCTCCTCGCCGCCTCGCAGCGCTTCCAGCCGGGCCCGGAGCCCGTCCATGTCGTCGGGGCGCCCGGGTTCGGTCGGCATCGCGCGCTCTCCGGCCTCGCGCAGGTGCTCGCCCCAGGTGCGGCCGTCGCGCATGACACCGGCGCGCAGCGTCTCGAACGCCGCTTCCTGTTCCGGCGTCGGCTCGTCGAGGCCGTGGTAGCCCTCCAGCGCCGTGAGGGCGGCGACCCACGGGTTCGGGTCAGTCATTATCGATCTGCCCTTCGATCTGCTCCAGCAGCCGCCGCCGTCCGGCCGCCCATCCGGCGGCACGCACTTCTGCATCGCCCGCTACCAGCAGCGTGACCGGGCCGCGCTTCAGGACATCCTCCCAGTGCGGGTGCAGCGGGACTTCGCCGGGACCCGGGCACGGCGGCCTCACGCCTCGGCCGAAATCGATCATCTTCTCCACCTCGTTGCGCGGGTCGCTCCAGGCCCGCGGCCGTCCGAACTCGCCGCCGAGCGGGTACCAGTTCCCGATGTTGGCGCCGCTGCGGACCCAGATTTCCTGGTGGTGGTAGTCGCCGTAGTGGACCGCGACGAGTGCGCCGGAGTCCTGGGGCTCGTCGTGCGGGCCGAGGATCGCGGGCTCAGGCACCGTCCCCACCGTCCCCCAGCTCGGCCAGCCGGGCGCGCAGCCGCTTCTCCACGTCCCGCAGGCGGTCAACCTCGCGGCAGGCCCCGCGGAGCTTGGCCAGCGCGTCACGCTTCTCGGCGATCTTCACGGCCAGGGTGCTGATGGGCACGATGCGCACACCGTGCGCGCAGTCCCAGGAAGCGCGGTGGCCGAGGTTGTACGGCACCGTCGGGTTCATGGTCTCGTTGAACGCGGCCTCGATTACCAGCAGGCGCCGGACCTCGGTGACGAGTTCACCAATGGCCTCGTGCTCACCGTCCATGGTGTCGATCTCGCCGAGGCGCATGCCGGTCATAGCCTGGATCGGGTAGCCCTCGACGTCGCAGGCGATGGCCTTATCGGCCAGCTCGCGGACGGTCGCCTCGGCTGTCTCGCGTCCTGCCGTGGCCTTCTCGCGCTCCTCGCGCAGGCGCCGTCGTGCTGCCGACTCAGGCATCGTCGTCCCCTTCGCGCCGGTCGCCGTCGCGCTCAATGTCGCTATCGGCTGGAGGCGTGATCCGGGGGCGCCTGAAGAGGTCAACGAGCTCGGGAACCGCTTGGGCCGGCGCGTCCATGCTCTCTGCGAGCGCGTCGAAACTCTCGTTCGGCAGCACCATGGGTGCCGCCTGCTCGGCAGCTTCCGCGTTCGTGGGCTCGTTGCACCAGTGGCAGTCGCATCCGGGGCCGGTTTTCGGGCAGCCGCACGGGCACCGGTCGTCGTCGCGCACCGGACGCGCGGCACGGAACTCCAGCACCTCGCTTCCCGCGACCGTCCGCGAGGACACGAACGATCCGTCCTGGGGCGCGCGGATCATCTCGGCGGCGGTGAACTCCACGCGCGCGCCCTCCTCGCGGAGCAGCAGCAGTATCAGTGCGCGCTCGGCTTCGACTTGGCGATGACGGTGGCCGTCACGCTCGTCGCGCAGCTGCTCGTTACGATCGGCGAGGTCGTGGGTCTCGTCGCGCTGCTCCTTCAGCGCCTCCACGATCTCCTCGTGGTCGCGTCGTGCATCGGCGAGTTCCCTGCGCAGCCGCTCCACCTCGGCCTCGGCATCCTTCGCGCGCTTCACGGCAGCCCGGTACCGATCCGTGAGCGGACCCCAGTCCTCCGAGTGCGTCAGGAACCTGGTGGCGTCGATCCGGTCCCTCAGGAGCCCGCACAGCGACGTGTACGTGCCGTCGTCGATGAGCCGGCCGCCGTGGAGCCGGTTCAGCAGCCAGTCCGCAGCACCCTGTTTTGCCTTGTCGGAGGTCACGAGCGCGTCGAATCGGCGCTGCGTGTCGTCCCGCTCGGCCTCGGCCTGCTCGGCGCGGGCGGTTGCGGCGTCACGCTCCGTCTTCAGCGCGCGAATCTCGCCGATGGTCATGTCGAACATCGCGGAGGCCTCGGCCTCGGCGCCGGTGATGCCATCGGTGATGCTGGGCAGCCCGCGGGGCCGGTCGTTCAGCTGCTCGCGGATCCACTGCGCGTCGGATTCGGCGACATGCGCCCCGTTGGATCTGGCCACGTGGATGGTCATGGGTTGCCCATCACCATCACGCGCTTCCGAGACCCACGCCGACCAAGGCTGCCGGTCGGGACGCTTGTGGCCATCGGGGCAGTGCGGGCAGCCATCGGCCGCGCTGGCCGGGACGTCAGGCATGGTCGGCTCCTCCGGTTTGCGTCCACGACTCCTGCCGGATCACGTCGAGCGCATCGGTCCACGCATCGCTATCCACGTACCAACCGATCGACTCGGCGTGGGCTTCGATCTCGGCGGCGATCTGCTCGCGGACCAGCGGCAGGACGGCGGCGAGGACGTGCGGGGCGACCTCGCGGTACGGCACCACGCGGGGTCCCACGGTCGCGACGTATTGCTGAATGGCCGCCTCGAACGCCACGACCAGCTCGTCCGGCACGTCGGTCGGCTTCATCTCAGCCATCGCAGTTCCCTCCATCCTGCTCGGCGTTGTCGAGCTCCTGACTGAGGCGCGAGTGCTCGTCGGCGGCATGCCGCGCCGCAGCCTGCGCACGCTGCCCGGCGTGGGCGAGCATGTGCAGCGCGGCGAAGTCGGCGTCACCGGGCAGCCGCGCCGCCAGGTCCATGACGCCGGCCACGACCCGCGCGGGGTGCGCCGCGTCCGCAGCCTGCTCGACGGGGGCGAGGCGGGCGTGGCGCTGGCCGTTGGCGAACCCGAGCACGGCGGCCTCCCAGACGAGCCGTGCGACCGGGATGCGCGCAGGGCCGGGCAGCGCTGCGAGGAACGCCGCGGTGTCGGCGTCGAGGCGGTCCCACACGGCGTCGGGACGCAAGACTTTGGCATTCGGCGGGACGGTGATCTGGTCGGTGGTCATTAGACGGTTCCGCCTCATCCGTAGTAGCAGGTCAGCAGCCACGCGGGCTTGGTCTGGGCGGGTGTGATCCCGAGAACTCGAAGCGCCTCGGCCAGGTCGCCGTCCATGGCTTCGGTCGCCGCGGCCGCCATGGCGGCCGGATCGAGCTCGGTCACCTCGGAGGTGTAGGCGGTACGTTCCGTGCCCTTGGCGACGAGCAGGGTCCTGGACGCCTCGTATCCGGTGTTCTCGAACTCAACGCCGAGGCGCTCCTCGGCTTCGCGACGCCGCTGGTAGTAGCCGTCGGCGCGCCAGTCGGTCTCGGTGAACCCGGCGGCGGCGAGGAGCTGCGTCATCGCCTGCTCGCCGAAGCTGTCGCCGTCCTCGTCCCACCAGGGCAGCGCAGGCGTTCCCGCGTATTCGTCGGTGACCTCGGCGAACTCCCAGCCGCTTCCGTTGTGCGGGTCGCCGAGGTTGTAACCGTAGTGCAGTTCGGCCTGGATGGTCATTCCCATGATCGGTCTCCTGTCGCGGTGGTCTGGTCAGTCATCGCCGCCGCCGGTCATCTCGGCGAGCTCTTCGTCGACCGCGACACCGGCCAGGGCGCGGCGGATACCCGCGTCCCACTCGTCGCGACGCGTGCTTCTGTGGCCGAGCCATTCGGCGTCGAGTTCGAGCACGTCCTCGACGCGGTCACGGTCGCCGCCGACGATGACGGTGACGTCCAGCCGGCGGCGCAGCAGCCCGCGCAGGAGATCGGGCCAGCCGACAGTGACGCGGTGTGTGACGAACGGGTCGCCGATCGGCCGCTCGAACGTCACGGTGCAGTCGCCGACGCGGCTGGTGACGTGGTAGGCGGGGCCGGTCTTGGCGCTGTCGTAGGTCGGCTGGATCGAGGTGCGCTTCTTCGGGTCGGTCATCACACGTTGTCCCATTCGGTCTCGGGGGTGTCGGGGTCGCGGGGTCCGAGCCCTGCGGCGCGGCGGGCGGCCAGGTAGCGCTTGAACTGCTCGATCGTGGCGAGCTCGCCGGCGTCCGGCGGGCTACCGTCGGCGGTGAGCACGCAGACGGCTCCGGCGGGCAGCTGGTGGCGCGGGACGGGGCGGCCTGCGTAGTCGTCGTCGAGCCGGTCGGGGAAGCTCTCGTGCCAGTAGGCGGTCATCGCTTCGCCGCCTTCCGCTGCTGCCGGTACGCAGCCTTGATCTCGGCGAGGATGTCGGCGCGCTCGCGCCGGAGCTGGCCCTTGCCGTAGATCGGCCGGGTGCCGTCGCCGTCGACGAAACCGAACGGGCGCCGCCAGCCGTGGAAGGCCAGCAGAAACTCGTCCTCGGCGTCAGCGATGCTGGCGGCCAGCAGCCAGGGCTCCTGGCCGTCCTCGATGACCCACCACTGCCGGCGGCCTTGACCCATGCGGCCCCGGTCGTCGCGGCTGAAGTTGTTCTTCACGACGCGGTAGGCGCAGGTGTTGCCGCTGGCCTTGATGGTGGTGACGATCCACTCCCAGCGGTTGACGCGGGTCCATCGGGGACGCGGAGGAAGGCTCATCGCCCGCCCTGCCCGCTTGCGCGCTTGGCCACCACGGTCTCGATGAAGTCCCGCGCCATTTCGTCCAGGAGGCTGTCGGTCTCGCGGCGGGCGTGGGCGGCGCAACCGGTCCAGCCCTTGCGGAAAGCCTTTTCGAGCTCGGTCGCGTGCATGGCTTCCATGTCCGCCAGCCGCGCACGGAGTTCCTGGTTCTCGCGGAACAGCTTGCCGAGCTGGTCCAGGGCGTCGTCAGTGAGGCTCATCGTCCAGCCGCCTTCGCCAGCTGCCGCGCGAACTCGTCGATGCGCCGGTACTTCTCCTCGGTGCTGTGGCCGTCCCAGCCGTCATCGCAGACGAGGCTGAGGTGCGCGAACAGCTCGGCCCAGTCGTCGGGGCTGATGTGCCAGCCGCACTGGCCGGTCGGCAGTTCGACATACACCACGGGCCAGTCGGGCGCGTCCGCATCGACGCCGCACCAGGATGGGTACTGCGCGGCGAGGAGCGCAACGAGGTGGGCGCGCTCGCGGTAGGCGCCGTCGCGGGCCGCTTCGGCTTGGCCGAGCGGCGTATGGGTCTGATCGGTACAGGTGTCCGGGTTGTGGATCTCGTTCACGGGTTCGTCCTCTCGCGTAAATCTGGCAGATGGGATGTCAGGGCTTTTTCGAGGACCGATCGGTCATCGGCCCGGAGCGCCTTCCTGCGGCCCTTTCGCAGGCGCCCTCTTGGAGCCGGTAGCAAGACGGCTCAGCACGCTACGAACGCTCTCGTAGCCCCGCTCCTGGCGGGACGGGAGGATTGCGCGGCGGGCATCGTCGACGGTTGCGAAGATCCGCGAGGCCTTCGCGTTGTTGCACACGTGGCAAGCGAGGACCCAGTTCGCGCCCGGGTTCTGAGCGATGTACGAGTGCGGCGCGAAGTGATCCCAGTTCCGCCGCAGCATGACCGTGGTCCGCCAGATGTAGCCGTGGGGCTTCTGCACGGCGCGGCCGATTACGGTACCGATGGGTATGCCGCAGTACAGGCAGACGTTGCCCTGGATGGCCAGGATTCGATCCTGGTCGCTCTTGCGGGGTCCCCGGCGTTCCTTCGCGGGGTTCAAGCCCCGGGTGTAGACATCCGCACGCCAGCCGGTCGTCAGAGACAGGGGATCGGGCACGGCGGCGGACTCTACGATCTCCTCGGGTTCGGACTGGGTGACGAACAGGGAATTTGCACGGCGCAGCCTGGCCGCATGCTTCAGCCGGCGCTGGTGCTCCTTGGACTCGTACGTCACCGCCCGCCACCGCCGCCCGCAGTCTCGCCGCTCATGCGCGCCTCGACCGTGTGGAACTGCCCGCACCGGCGGCAGTTGTACGGCTCCGTGCGCTTGACGCCGGCGCGGTCGGCGGCGTTCCACGCGGCGCGCTTGGCCTCGCGCATGGTCCGGTAGGCGGGCGGGCAGGGCTCGGCGGTCATGCGGCATCGTCGCCGTCAGCGGGGCGCGGAGCGGCCGTCTCGGCGGCGGACGCGGCCTTGCGCCAAGACGTCACGCAACGACGAACGACCGTCACGTTGGCGTTGCGTGTAGCACGCAACCCCCACGCTGCTGCTTCGGCCGCGCCGTTCGCGCCCGGGCCGGTCCACTGTTCGCGGGGGTCATCGCTGATCAGGCCGAAATCGCTGATGGAACCGAATCTGCACAATGCGTACTCCTCGCGCTGCTCTCCGCGCACCTGCTCCAGCTCGGCCGCCATCCGCGCGCGGTCGGCCAGGAGCTCGTGCAACTGCGATCCGGTCAGCCTGTGGCCGCCTGCGACGGCGATCGTGTCGGGCTGGCCGGCGGTGATCCACGCGGTCAGGAACCTGCGCGGCTCGGAGTCGAAGAGCGGAAGCGGCGCGTCGGCGTCGAACTGGTCTTCGGTGGGCTCGGGCATCTCAGGCTCCTTCGGCGGTCGGGCTGCCGGTCTTGGCCAGGTACGCCTCGGCCGCCGCGATCTCGGCCGCGATCTCCTGACGTCGCGTGGCGTAGTGCTCGCCGTCCCGGCCGGCGTAGAGCGCGGCGGCCTCGTTGCGGCCCGCGATGTAGTCGCGCAGCGCGGCGGCCACGGCCTGCCGGGTCGCCCACGTCTCGTCGGCGACCACCTCGGCCTTGTCCCAGATGCAGCTCTGCACGTACCCGTAGACGGTGTTCAGGCTCATGTGCGCGGAGCGGTCGTAGAACGCGGCCTTGTAGAAGATCGAGACCCGGCGGCGGCCGAGGCCGTCCAGGATGTACGACCACATCGCGTGGTCGCTGCCCTCGCGCCTCCAGCCCGTGGGCAGCGTTGCGGGGCTGAACATCATGTCGGACGGGTCCGGGTCGCCGAAGGTGAAGCCGAGGGCCTCGTACTCGGCGCGGTCGCCCTTGTTGGTGGGGAGCCGGTCGGAGTTGACGAGCTGCCGCTGTCCGGCGGCTTCCTGGCGTTCGATGAAGCCGGTCGGGCTGCCGGTACTCATGCCCTCCAGCAGGAGGCCGAGCAGGTTGGCGGGGTCCCGCATGTCGGCGGAGGTGTTGTGGATGCCCATGATCAGTCTCCTTCGGGTTGGTTCGGGGCGTAGGCGCTGGCCGCGTACAGCGCCCGCGCAGCCTCCGGGTCGGCGGTGATGGCCGCGCGCACGGCCTCGGTCCACGGCAGCCGCACCTGCTCGAACCAGGCGCGCACCCAGCGTTCGGCGGCGGTCTTGGACAGTTCGGCCGGGATGTCGCGGCGGTGCAGCACCGGGCCGTAGCGGGCGTTCGCCGGGTGCGGTGCGATGTGGTCGGCGGTGACGTGCCACAGTGTGAGGGTGTCGACGTCACGCGGGTCGGGCACGGCGTAGTAGCCGTCGGGGATCTCGGCGCCGCTCATGCGACACCGCCGCGCAGCGTGTCGTGCGGCGTCCAGGGCCGGGCCATGTCGGCGCCGCGCGAGTAGCGGGGCTGGGTGGCGGTCATGTGCTGCTCCCTGCGGATTCGGATGTCGAGGTGGTGCGCTTGCGGGCCCATGCGGCGTCCTCGCGCTGGAGCCGCGCCTGCCACTGCTCGCGCGTCTCGTCGGGCCGCTGGCGCCGGCCGGGATGGCATGACGGGCAGTGCATGGCCTGCTCGGCGGACGGATCGAACGGGTCGGGAACGGCAATCCAGCCGTGGTCACACGGCGGGACGTTGGTGCAGGCGGGCGGCGTCGGGGCGGTCATGGCGCACCTCCGCGTGCAGCCTCGATGCGCACGTGGTGCGCGCCGTCGCGGTACGGCTCACCGAGCTGGCGGCACACCTCGCCCGGGACGGCCCGGCACTCCGGGCACCCGGCCACAGCGACCGCCCAGGACGCGGTGCGGGCCGGGTGGATGAATCCGGGGCGCACGCGGGTCTTGACCGTTCCCGGGATCGAGCACGCGACGTTCGGCCGGGCGTGGCAGGCCGGGCACGTTACCGATCTCGCCGGGGGCCGGACCTTCTCGATCACGGCGGCTATCTCCGGCGGCAGCGACCGCTTGGCCGCGACTCCGGCGACCAGCTCGGCGACGGGCCGGGGCCGCAGCGGGTGCCCGATCGCTCGCGGCACCTCCCGGCCGTCGGCGACGGTGGCGAGCTCGCCCCGCATGCGGGCGGCGGTCTGGTGGCCGGTCTCGCCGTAGCGGGGCTCGAAGACGTAGTTCGATTCGGTGATGCGTGCGCGCCGCAGTGCGATGACGACCTCGACGAGGACCGGCGCGGTGATGCGGAACCGCTGGTTCGGGTCCTGGCGGGGCCAGATCTCGGCGTAGTAGCGGCTCACGGCGGCCGTGGCGTCGGCGTAGCTGACGCGGGCGGCGTTCAGGTCCATGTACCAGGCGGCGATGTCCGTGGCGCCGATGGTGCGCTGGTCGCGCATGGCGGCGGCCTTGAGCAGGTCGTGGGTCTGCTCGTCGGTGATCGTTTCGATGTGGTTCATGCGCTGCGTCCCGTCATGCGCCGGAACTCGGCCAGGGCCGTGTCACCGGAGGCGACGGCGCGATCGGTGGCGGATTCGCGCTGCGGTGCGGACCGCGCTGCGGGGATGGGCACGGCGTCGTCGAGGTCGTCGCTCCAGCTGCCGCGGTTCAGCCAGGTCGTGGGGTGCGGGATGAACTTGGTCTCCTGGCGCGCCAGCCCGCAGCGGGCGGCGAACGAGGCTGCGGCGGTGATGATGGCATCGGGGTTGGCGCCTCGTTTGACGGCCGTGGCGAAGGCCGTGCGGGCTTTGTCCTTGCCGACGCTGCGGGGGTAGACGTCCCAAAAGTCATCGAAGAGATCGACCGGTTTCGCAGCGAGCGGAGTGAGCGGCTGTTCCTCAACGAGCGTGAGCAAGGGCGGCTGCGTCATGTCTGCGCGCGGCAGTACATGCTCCATGCTCCATGCTCCATGCTCCATGCTCCCTGCTACATAAAGAAGCGCACTCTCGTCTGCGTGCGGCGCAGATGAATCTGCGCGAGACTCGGACGAATCTGCGCCGTCCGGTTCCGAGTCTTCTGCCTGCGCTTTCACTGTCTTTGGCTGTGGCGCCGGGGGATGCGGAAGCGCCTCGGGTGGTGCGGGAAGCCTTGAGGGCACCTTGTCGGCTTCGAGACGCTGGTGTCGGTCGAGCTTCGGCAGGAAGAGGTAGGGATCGCCGCTGTCGGCGTATCGAATGGCCTTGCCGGCGTCGTCGAGTTGGTCGATGAGTGCGTCGATCGCGCCGGGGGTCAGGTCGTCGTCGTAGGGGAAGATCTGGCCTTTGATGTAGTAGGAGTCGCCGTTGAGGCGGCCGTGCTCGTCGGCGAGGTTCCACAGGCCCATGTAGAGCATGCGGGCGTCGCGGGAGAGTCGCCGGGCCAGGGACCGGTCCGTCCAGAACTCGGGCTTGACCGAGCGGATGCGGGCCATCAGGCGGCCTCTGCTTCGGCCGGCGGCAGCTCCCGATTGAGCTTTGCCAGATAGCGGCGGTCGCCGAGGCTGAGCACATCCTTGCGGAGACGGTAGAGCAGGTAGACGTATTGGTGCTCGGTGAGGTCGATCCATTCCATACCGCGCAGATCCGGCGCAAGCTCGGCAAGCACGCCGTCGAGCCACTCGATGGCTGATCCGTTGACAGCCTTGAGACGGAAGGCCCAAGTGTCGGGCCAGTAGCGGGCTATGAAGAATGGGAGCTGTCGCCCGGCGGCATCGTAGAGTCCGCTGAGCGTGCTGTTGGTCTTCCGGTTCGTTCGGTCCAGGACCGCCCGATGGAACTTGTAGTCAACGATTGCGACGGCGGTCCCGTGGTTGTACTCGACGAGCAGGTAATCCAGGTCAACCATCGGGCAGTCATCGCCCCACTCGCGATGCCGATCGGAGAGTTCCAGATTGGCGCGCATGATGGTCTCGACATCGGCGCGCCGTCGCCCGTTGGCGCCGTAACCGCCGATCACAGCCCGACCTCCTCGCGGGCGAACCGGCCGACGCTGGTCTTTACGGCGGTCTCATCGACGTCACAACCGACGAACTTGCGGGACATGTCGTGGCACACCACTGCGGTGGTACCGCCGCCGAGGAACGGATCGCACACGAGATGGCCCGGCTTGGTCAGGCGCCCGATGAGGTCGGCCATGCCGGATTCGGACTGGCCCCAGCGGTGGTGGCTCTTGTCGTTGTCGTTGACGTCGGATTTGGTGACGTCGCCGATCCACTCGCCGGCGTACTCGCCCTTGGTGAAGATGAGGACGGGCTTCCAGAACGTGTTGACCTTCCGCTGCCACAGTTGCACCGCCTGGCCGCCGGGCGTGAGGTAGGCGAGCGTCCAGTGGTACGTCAGCCCGCTGTTGTCGAGCATTCGCTCAAGGATTTCCGGCAGGTAGGACTGTCCGACCATGACGGCACAGACGCCGCCGGGCTTGAGGAGGCGGTATGCGACCTCGGCGAGACCGTCTTCTATGAAGTCGGCAAGCCCATCGGATTCGTGTCCGTTGCGGCGGCCGTACAGCGAAAGGAACTCCGCCGGGTACGGCGGATCGGTGATGATGGCATCGACCTTTCCTTCGAGGTCGCCGAGGACTTCGCGGAAGTCGCCGTGGCGCAGGTCAATTCCGTCGGGCACCACGATCGCCGCCTCGGCCTCGGCTTCCGCAAGCTCGGCCGCCTCGCGGATCTGCGCGGCACGGCGATCCGCGAGCTCGCGGATTAGCGCCGCGTGATAGTCGCTGATCTTTCGGTGATCCCAGGAGTCGCGGCCGGAGTTCGACGCGAGCCACGCCCGGAACCGGTCCGCGTCTTCGTCCGTCCCGTCCATAACGGTCAGGTTCAGCACCGTCTGCCCGGCCTGGATGAGCCTTTCGACCGTGGCCGGATTGAAGCGGTCGTTCTTCAGGAACGCCGAGACGACATCTACAATCGGGAGCCATGTCTCGCAGCCGTCCGGGATGTCGAACTTGCGGATCTTGTCGACGGCACTCTTGGCGTCGGCGACCGTCCAGGACTGCTTAATCAGGTGCCCGACGAGCATCGGCCAAAGCCGACGGTCGGCCTTTGAGATTTCGTGAAGGTGTCGCATCCTATCGGCAGCCTCGGAAACTGCGGACACATGTCCGCAGTTTTCGTAGACCCGATATGCATCACGTCGCTGCCGTAGCGAGCTTTCGTCTTTGCCGATGCGACGCGCATAGTCCCGCAGTCCACCCGCCTGTCCCCGGCCGCCGATTCCAGCCTCGTAGTTGCTGAGGTGCTTGCCTTCCTCCAGCGGCGACAGTTCGCCCTGCGTGTTCGACAGCACCAGCTGCATGAACGCCTCGTCGTCGTCGAGGTCTTTCACCCAGCACGGCACGGCGCCGCAGCCGGCCCGGCGCGCGGCCTCGGCGCGGTGGTGTCCGGAGATGACCTGGTGGCCGTCGGCGATTGGCCGCACGAGAAGCGCGTGCTCCGGTCCGAAACCGGACTGCTTGATCTCGGCGGCGAGCCGGTCGACGACGTCCTCGCGAAGCTGAAGCCGCGGGTTATCCGGATGGGCGTGCAGGCTGTCCAGCGGCAGGGTGGCGATCGTTGCGGAGGTCTCGGCGTTGGTCACGGGTGGCCTTTCTTCCTGAGCGAGCGGCGTGGTTGGTGCGTGTGGTGCGGCTGCTCGGTACCTAAATCTTACAACACTTGCTAACCTTGGTGACAGTACCTAACCGTCACCATGGCCTACGATGTTCGCCATGTCCGAAAAGGTTGGAAGGTTCGACGTGAACGCCGTCCCTATGACCAAGGCCCGTCCGCGGCTGACTGAGATCGTCGATGCCGCGCGGGACAAGGACGTCTCCACCGCCCTGACCGAGTACGGCCGGCCGCGTGCGTTCGTGGTGTCCGTCGGGTTCTTCGAGGCCGCGATGCGTCTCGATGAAGTCGCGCGAGTGTTGAAAGAGCGCGACCCGGCCCTGTTCGAGGCGATCGTGCAAGGGTTGCAACCCTCGCAAGTCCCGTCGAAGATGGACGAGTCCTGACGGTCCGCCAGCCGACAGCACGGCGGCCCCACCCCCCGCCGCCCCGCCGTCCGCACCATCGCGACACGCGGCGGACGCGGCGTCCAGGAACGCCAGGACGTGGACGGCACGGCGGGTCACGTGACGTCCTCCGGCTCGACGGTCCCAGCCGAACGCAGCGAGAACTCGCACTCGCCCCACCCCGGCACGTCCAGCCAGCGCAGGAGCGCGACGAACGTCGCCACCGACGGCTCGCCGACCCTGCGCTCGGCGCGGGACACGCAGTTCCACGGGATGCCGATCTCGGCACCGACCGCGCGCACGGACTGCTTGGTCGCCTTGCGCTTGTTCCGCACGGCGGCGGCCAGCCCGTTCAGGACGTCGTCGAGGTCACTCACGTCTCGCTCCCGTCTGCGCGCACCTCGGGCACCGCCGGCAGCTGCGCGTCCGGCGGCAGCCAGCCGGACTCCTGCCGCCACGCCACGATCGCCCGGGCAGCTCGGCGCTCCGGCTCGGGCACGGCGAACAGCACCTTGTCGAAGCAGGGCCAGCCCTCTTTGTGCGGGCCGTGGATGTCCTCGTAGGTGTCGACAGCGGTGATCAAGTCGTAGACCCATGCGGGAAGGCTCATCGCGGCCACCGCGTCCCGTACGTCCGCCCGGCGTCGTTCCGCAGCACCGCCATCAGCAGCGCGTCCAGTTGCTCGCCGGTCAGCGGCTCCGGCTCGACATACGCCGCCTCACGCTCGGCCCGGACGGCGTCCGCAGCGGCCTGCCGCACCTCGGCTTCGGCGCGGCGGACCGCCCGCAGCGTCCGGGAGGCACCACGCTCGGCGGGGCCCGAGAAGCGGCTCACCGCCACCACGCCCCGTCCGACCACCAGCCGTGCGTGTTGCACGCCGAGCAGTTGATCAACGGGGCGACGGTGTTCAGGTTCTCCCACGCCCAGCGGCCATCGCCGAGCGCCAGGATCTCGCGGCTCTCGGCGCCGTTGCAGTCGTGGACGAAGACCGGATGTCCATCGTCGTCGCGCTCGACGCGCGGCTTCAGCTCCGCGCTCACCGCGCATCCCTCGCCGCACGCAGCGCCCGCAGCGCGAGCGCCCGCAGATCCCCGCGCGGCCGGTTGTTCACGATCGCCCGGCACACGTCCAGCAGCTCGGCCGACAACTCCGCCGGCCCGCCCCCCGACGTACCGGTCCGTACCGGGCCCATCAGATCGTTCTCATACGCCCAGGCGGCCATGCGGACCCGGGACGTCGTGCTGTCGTGCACCGGCCCCGGGTTGGTGCCGATGAGGCCGTGGACGACGCGCAGGCGGGAGCGCAGCGTGTGGATGGAGGTGCCGAGCTTCGCGGCGATCTCCTCGTTGGTGTGGCCGGAGGCGACGAGGCGGATCAGGTCGCGGTCGGTGTCGGTCAGCGTGCGCGGGTGGCTCACCGGTCGCCCCCGCTCGGACCGGCCGCCCAGTCGCGCAGCACCTCGTCGTAGGTGTCGAACTCCCGCCGCGCAACATCGAACGCGTCACGAGCGTCGCGGTGGGCCTGCGGGTCGGTGGGGTGGTACTGCCAGCCCCGGATCGCGGAGGCGAGATCCTGGAGCCGGTCGTCGAGGGTGCTTTTGACCTCGTCGAGTTCGGCCCTGGTCGCGTGGATCATTGCTGGGGCCCTTTGCAGTAGCAATGCGTATACCGGACCCAGCACACTGGGCAGTCGTCCCCGCGGTCCCGTCTGGCGGCGGCGAGGTCGACGTAGCGGCTGGCACCGCCGGTCGTCGGCGCGTAGGCGCGCTGTGGCGCCGGGGCGGCCATGCGGGCGGGTGCGGGCTGCGGGACGGGTGCCTCAACGCCCAGCGCACGGGCATCGTGAACGGCGCCGTCATAGGCCGCGATGAGCGCCGCGAAGCCTTCCGACACCTGTATCGAGACGCCGTTGCCCGCGCCACGTTGACGGCGCAACCACTCGGCGGGGGTCATGATGCGCTCCCTTCGGCCATCGGCGGCTGGGGCCCGCCCGGGGCGAGCATCATGCCGCCGAGGATCATCGCGACGGGCTCATAGGTCGGGTGGGGCGGCCGGTGGTTGAAGCCGCCCATGTAGGCGCCAAGCAGGGCGAGAACGCGGCCGACGTCGATCGGCGACACGTCGGGCAGCTCGGCGCAGGCGAGACGTCCGATGCCTTCGGCCATGGTGGTGGCGGCCTTGTCGCGGCGTGCCTCGGTGACGGCGGCCATGAGCTGCTGGTGGTAGGCGACGGAGCGCGGGCTGTACTCGGTGGGCTTGCTCACTCGGCACTCTCCTTTCCGGCGGGCGAGAGCACCTGGTAGGCCTCTTCGCCGTCCCCGTCCACGGTGTACGTCAGCGTCATCGGCATCTCGCCGGACATCAGCGCCTCGTGGTCGGTGTAGACCCGCTGGCCGCACTGGACGTGGACGATGTGGATCCAGCTGCCGAGGATCTGGACGGTGACGTCGCGGACGCCGAAGTCGCCGCAGTCGCAGTCGCGCGTGTGGCCGCTCACCACGCCGCCTCGATGCCCATGCTGTCCGGGCCGTCGGCGTCGTCCGGCACTGCCTTACGCCGGGACCAGCCCTTGGCCCAGTGCTCGGGGCCCATGCCGGTGCCGCCCCAGCCGATGCCGTCGGTGCGCATGAACCCGAACGCGACCGGCGCGCCGGTGTCGGGCAGCTCGGCGACGGCCACGCAGCGGAACCTGCGGATGATCTCGGGCGCGGAGTACGGCGTGGCGTCGGTGTACTCGAAACCCGCCTCGAAGAAGTCGGTCATGATCAAAGTCCTTCGGTATGGCCTCACGGCCAGTGGTCTGCGATGTGGGCCACGCGCCCGGCCCTCATCCGGACGCGTGGCCTGCCGGGTTGTAGCCCGGCGTCAGATGGTCAGCGGGCGCGCATACCCTCGGTGACGGCCGACTGGACCGCGACGGCGACGGTGGTCGCGATCTGCTTGGAGACGGCGTCACGGGCCTCCGTCACCATGGCCTTGATCTCGTTCTCGAACCCGGCCCGGACCTCGTCGCGGATCATCTTCTGGAGGTTCGTCGCGCTGTCGCGGCCGCCATAGCTGTCGACCTTGGCGTTCATCCACTTGCGGGCCTCGGCGACGATGATCTCCGCGAGCGTGGTCTCGGCGCCGGTCTTCTCGCCCCACTGGTTCGTCGGGTGGATCGGCTTGGCCAGCGCCCCGGCCAGCAGCGGGGCGAGCGCGGCCCGGATCTCCTCGTCGCGGATGGTCTGGACTCGCTTGACGAGGTCGCCGTACACGTCGGACTTGGCGAACCGCTCGACGAGCTGGCGGGCGATGACGTCGCCGAGCGTCCCGGCGGGGACGCGGTCGCCGTCCTCGTCGTAGTGGTGGCTGATGGCGTCGTTCAGGTCGATCTTGTCGACGTTGATCGTGAATTCCATGGGTTGCTCCTCGTAGGGTGGTGGGTGGTCACCGACCCGGCTTGCGTTCGGGTCGGTGACCGCTGGTTTGTGGTCTTGGGGCCGCCGATCGCCCACCGGGGGGACGAGACGATCGGCGGCCTGCCCCGCCGAGCCGCGCCAGAGTGCGCGGGGGGAGACGGCGGGACGTGCCCGGCAGCCGCTTGGAGGGGGATCCGCGGCTGCCGGACGGCTAGGAGGGGGCGGCCCGCTCGGTCATGTCCGCGCCGGTGGCGGCCGACAGGACGTGCAGGGCCAGCAACGGCGGCACTGCATTTCCTACTTGAAGAAATTTGGCCGTCTTTGTCCCCTGGAACGGGTAGTCGGCGGGGAACGACTGGAGGACGGCGGCCTCGGCGACGGCGATGCGGATGGCGCCCTCGAACTGCCGCTCACCGTTCGCGCGGTCCCGGTGTCCGGGCTTGGCGATCCGGGCGGTGGCCGCGACGGTCGTGGCGGGGCGCTCCGCAACCCAGGTAACGCCGTCGCTCTGGTGGCCGAAGCGCAGCGTCGGCGCCGCCTCGTCCAGGCTGCGGGTGGTCGCGTTCTCGCGCGGGCCGGCCCGCAGAACCCACGAGACGTCGTTGCCGCGGGCGCCGAAGAACAGTGTCGAGGCCGGCTCGTCCAGCGTTCGGACTGCGGCCCGCTCCTGGGTGTTGCGGAGCAACACCCAGGAGCGGGCCTTCCCGGTCACGGCGTGCGACGGGCTCGCGAAAGGGTCCACTTCGTGCGCGCCGCGCGTCGGCTCCCCGAACGATGTGCGCACAACCCACGATCGGGCCTTCTCGGTCAATGCCCAACTCGGACCGGCCCAGCCGAGCGCGTCGGCCATGGACACCCATCGCACGCGGCCGGGTCCGAACAGCGACGGCGGCTCGGCGGCCTCCGCGTGCGTCGGCTCCGGCGGTGCGACCGCCCGGACGCGGGAGGCGATGAGGATGGCGCGGCGTCGGGTCTGCGGGACGCCGTAGTCGGCCGCGTTGAGGATCCCGGTCCACGCCGAGTAGCCCAGGACGCCCAGGATCCGCGCGACGTGCCGCCACAGCGGCAGCACGGCCGGCACCTGCTCCAGGGCGATCCATTCCGGGCGCATGGCCAGGGCGTACCGCAGCGGCTCCACGACCAGCGGCGTGCGCGGGTCCGAACAGGCGCCGGCCAGCCGGGCGCGGGTGTCGCGCCCGGCGGCGAGGTCGTCCAGGGCCTCGTGCAGCAGCGGCAGGTCGTCCACGCCCTCGCCCTTGCCGGCGGCGGAGAAGGTGCCGCACGGCGGGGACGCGATCAGGCCCGGGACCTTCCCGGCAGCCCGGTGCGGCGGGAACTGCGCGACGTCGGCGCGGACCGTGGGGTGCCCGGCGGCTGCGCGGGTGGCGCAGGCCCACGGGTCGAGCTCTATGCCGACCTCGTGGAGTCCGAGCCGCTTGCACGCCACGGACCAGCCGCCGGGGCCCGCGAACGGGTCGAGTGCGTCAATGGCGCTCATGCCGCACCGCCTTCCGCGCCGTCCGCCGCCGCGCCGAGCATCCCGGCGCGGTGCGCCAGATGCACGGCGTGCGCGGCGTTGCTGGCGCCGAGCTTGCGGTAGATCCGCTGCAAGTGCGCCTTGACCGTGTCGACCGAGTAGTACTGCTCCCGGGCGATGTCCGCGGCGCACTTGCCGTCGGCGATCCACGCCAGCACCCGCATCTCCACGGCGGTCAGCGGCGCACCCGGGGCGACTGCGTGGGTCATGCCGCACGCTCGCTCTGCGCCTCGACGAACATCCCGAACCAGTCGCCCGGGTCCGCGGCCCGCGCGGCGGCGTGCCGCGTGGCATACGGGTCCACATCCTCCACGGCCATGAACGCCAGCCCGAGCGGCGACCACGGCGCGGCAGGGGCCGCCGGCGGCGTCCAGAGTGGGTCCGGCTCCGGGTAGTCCCGCTGCGACGGCGGCGTTTCCGCCTCGCCGGGCTCCGGTTCGGCCAACAGCGCCGCGAGTTCGCCGAACTGCATCAGGTGCGTGTCGGCGTTGGGGACCACCGGCTGCTCGCCGGTTGCGTCGGTACGCCGCCAAGCGTCGGCGATGCGCTGCTCCCGGCTGCCGAACACGATCTCGCGCGTGTTGGCGACCGGGTCCATGTCCACCTGCGTGACCGTCGCCGGGCCCTCGACCGGACGCGCCGGGTCGGGTGCGGTCGTCGGCGGCCGGGTGCGCATGCCTTCGGCGGCCCACGGCGGGATGCCGTTCGGTGCGGCCTGTCCGTCATCCTTGCGGTGGCGCGGTCCGGACTGGCCGGCGTTGAATGCGGTGCCGAGCGCGAACGCCACGCCCAGGCCGACCGCGAGCGCGCCCACGGTCAGCGTCTCCGCGGTCCGCAGGTCGTCGTGCACCGGCGAGGGGACGGCGTCCAGGACGACGACGTTCACGCCCAGCAGGACGGTGGTGCACGCCATGTACAGCCTGCCCAGGGTGCTCACGCGGCACCGCCGTTCAGCGTCGGGCACGCGTCCGAGTGGTGCGGGCCGCCGCAGCGGTCGCACGCCGTTCCTGCCGCCGCCTTCGGTGCGAAACGCTGGTTGCCGATGCGGATGCACATGGTCCGGATCGGCTCCTCCGCGCCGAGCTCGTTCGTCACCAGGGCGTTGCCCTGCTTGTGCTGCGCCAGCTCCCGGCTGATCTGCTGCATGCGCCCCGGCGAGGTGTTCTCGCTGAGGATCTCCTCGGCGTAGCTCAGCGGGGTTCTCACCGGGGCCTCGCCGCGCTCGATCGTCGACAGCTCCGGGTCCGGGTCCGTCGAGGGGATCAGGCCGCCCAGCAGCAGCAAGCTGCGCAGCGCCGTCGACAGCGCCTTCGGCGTGCCTTTGTCCCCGACGTCCAGCGACTCCCCGGCCGACTGCGTCTCGAAGTAGTCGCCCATCGGCCCGTAGATCCGGTAGGTCACCAGGACGGTGCATTCCCGGGTGGGCTTCTTGTTGCTGGACTCGGTGTCCCGATAGGACGCCTCCACCTTCACCGGCACGACGTTCACGCCGTGCCGCAGCGTCGCCGGGCCGAATGCGTTCAGCACCCGGTCGATACCGCGGAAGCTGTACGAGGCTCCGCCGGTGAAGGTGTCGCCCTTGCGGACCGTACCGACTTCCTGGCGCACCCGCAGCCACGCCGTGTGCACCGGCACCTGCTCCGGGCCGCTCGCGTCCGGCTCGGGGATGCCCAAGTCGGGCAGGTCGGCGGCGGGGGCCGGCGCGGTGAACCCGACGAAGTCGAGCGGTTCTTCCGCGCGGCCGTTCAGAGCCGCAGCATTCTCACGCAGCGATGACATCGGAGCCCTCCCTCAGGCGGTACTTCGGGGCGATCGACAGGCGCGGCGAGCCCTTGTTCTCCACGCAGTCGGCGTAGGCGTCCGGCCAGCGCTCGGCCAGCCGCGTCAGGTCCGGCGTGCGGCGGTAGGAGGTTTCGAAGCCGAAGGCGTCGTCGCGGTCGAACGTCGCCCACGCCGCGCCGCCCAGGGCCGCAGTCATGCGGGCCTTCGCGGCGTTCTTCGCCCTCTTCGCCGCGGATTCGGCCAGGCGGTGACGCTCGTAGTCCTGGAGGTCCTCGTACGCGCTCGGGTGGCCGGCGAGGTTCACCGCGCCCTCACGCTCGGGGTACATATCGTGGTACATGTCGACCAGGTCGTCGGGATCTTCCTCGCCGGTTAGCTCCGGGACGACGCGGGCCAGCACGAAGGAGTGCCAGAACCGCGAGGCGACCGCGACGATGTCCTCGACCAGCTGCTCGTTGCCGGCGCGGCGCACTACGTACTGCCGGGGGTCGTTGCCGCCGATCAGGACCGCGATGTGGATGTGGTCATAGCCGGTAACGCGGATCTGCCACAGCACCTGCGCCAGCACGTAGTCCGGCGGGGACAGGCGCCAGTTCTTCGCCAGCGCCTTGTCCGTGGTCTTGACCTCCAGCGCGCACGACTCGCGCACCTCGGGGTTCAGCGGGCACTCGGTCACGCGCCGGTCCAGGGTGCACATCATCCACGGGTCGGCCAGGTTCGCGACCAGGCCGACGCGCCGCACGACGGAGCGGTTGCGCCGCGCCCACTCCCGGGCCACGTTCTCCTCGTGGACGACGCCCCACAGGGCCTTCTCGCCCGCGTCGGTGTCCATCGGGAGCGCGCCGACCTTGTCGTAGAACACGCGGCGCGGGTTCGACTTCGACACGCCCATGATCGCGGCGACGTCGGAGGAGCCGATCCCGCTGCGCCGCGCCACCAGCCACTCGGCCCGGTCGGCGGTCGCGGGCAGCAGCAGCCCAGCGGCCGGGGTGATGCGCCGCAGCGCAGTCGCGGCGGTCACTGCACGATCCCGATCCGCCCGGCCCGGTCGTCGAGCAGGTGCGCGACGAGCCGCGCCTCCTTGAACGCCAGCCGCACGCTCGCGGGCAGCTCCCGGGCCAGCTCGGTCCAGGCGCTCTCCACGGCGTCGGACAGCTCGGCCAGCCCGGCGTCCTCGGCCCCGTACTCCCGGGCCGCGTGCAGGTTGCGGCGGGCCGTGACGTAGGCGTCCCACAGGTCGTGCCGGTCGTCGGCCGGGTCGGAGAAGTCGGCGATGGCGTCGGCGACGTGGCGGTTCTCGGCGTCGATGCCGGGGCCGGTCAGCGTCACGGCCAGCGGGCCGGAGTGGACGGCGCTCCAGATGGCGGTCATCAGTACGTCCCTTCGGTGGCATCGCGCAGCTCGTCGATGGCCAGCCACGCGGTGTCCATGAACGCGCGGCTGTAGGCGTCGTCGGCGTGGCTGCGGGCGATGGTGACGGCCTGGTTGAACTGCTGCCGGGCCGCGGTGCCCGGCGCGGTGGCCATGGCGGTGACGGCCGCGACGGCGGCGAGGATGCCGCGCACGGCGGCGTCGGTGCCGCGACCGCAGGGCACGAGCTCCGCGGACAGCGCGGCGAGGCTGCGACGGCCGGAGTAGGCGCTCATGCGCGGGCCTCCGTCCCGTGGCACGAGCACTCGCGGCCGGCCTTGCGGGGCCGCGCCGGAACGCCGGGGCAGGTGCGGGCGTGGTCGGAGGCGTGTCCGAGCGCGTCGCGCCGGGCGGCCTCGTCGCAGCCGTCCTGGGTGCTGTAGTCGTTGCCGTAGGCCTGCGCCTCGTACGTGGCCAGCGGCCCGCAGGCGTCGCACGTCACGTCGTAGCGGTTGCGGCTGGGGAAGTCGGGGTGCTTGTGCTTGACGACGGTGATGGTGG